CATGAAAATACCAATCTGAATTGTAAATTTTGATTGTGTCTATGCTGGGCCAATATTGACCAAACGCTGCACCAGGCTCATCAATCAATTCAAATTTATTAAAATAAATATTCTTATATTGATACAGGTCTGTATAATAGTATTTTAAAGCCGTATTATGATATTCTATTTCTTGATCGATTGTATAAGCTTTTGTAATTTTTTGTGATATTAATATAATAATTATTATTACTAAAATTGCTATTATAAATTTTCTCATTTTTCTACTCCTTTCAGATTTTTTAAAATATCTTTTATCGTGCTTATATTATCTTCTTTTTTTTCTTTTGGTTCTATCTGCTCTATTTGCTTATTTTGCACTATCTGAGGAATTTGTGGGATTCTTTTTTTATTTGCAATTTCTTGCAGCTTTTGTAAATATAAAGGGCTTATTTCTTTTTCTTTTTGTCTTGTAGACAAGCTGTTATAATATTTGTTAAATTGTGCCCTTATTATTTCTTTATTTTCAGAAAGACACATTTCTCTGTATCCTATAGCCCTTACAGCTTTTCTTGTTACCTCGTCCAAGCTTTCTAAGGCTGATTTTTCTTCATATATTCCGCATCGTCTAATTTGTGTCATCACAACGTCCCAAGCTTCTGCGTCTGTCTTATGTTGTCCATTTTCAAGTTCATTGACAATTGTTCTTATTTCTGATATACTTGGCGCAAATGGCTTATTTGAAGTTGCTATATACTTATCAATAGCCATTTGAACTAAATCAAAATTTAAATCTTTTGTGTATTTATGCCATGTTTGAACCGTCATGTTCAACATGGCTTTGTCATTTTCTTTGAGAAAAGTTGGAAAAGCTGCTTTTAAAATTGTTACAATTTTTATTGCATTCTTCCTGTCTTCTTTCATTTTACACCTCCATGTATAATTATTCCTTTGTTTTTTAAATTATTTATACATTCTTGATAATATTGTTTATCGTGTTCTTTATAAATTGTTTCTCCTTCCTGTTTTATTTCTTTATATCCTAATTCTTTATATTCAGGACATTTTTTCCCTCTGTAAGTGCATTTTTCCCATTCTTTTGTAACTTTATAGCCTCTTCTTTTCATCTCATTCATTATTTTTTTGTGATAAAAATATAAGTATATCCAATGATACTTAAATACGTAATCAACAACAGAATGCTTTTTCCCCCAACCATTTCCCCGCATAGCTGCACATTCCCTGTGTTGTCCTAATAATTGTTGTCGAGGTAAATATTTGATTAGCTTCTCATGCCATAATCTCATTTTTAAGCCTCCTCATACATTTCTTTTAGCATTTCGCTAGTTGTTTGTTTTTGAAACGATTTATTTCTATAATTTCCTTCTAAAACTTTTATTCTGTTAACAGGCTTTATTAACCAGTCAAATGTAGCCGCCCAACCGTTTACATGTCCATTTAGATAATCAGATTCTTTAACCAAGTTATAAAATTCTTCTAGGCTTGTATTTTCTTCTTTAAGAAATTTTATAAATGACTTTACCCTACTCTTTCTGTCTTTGTTTATAGCTCGTATTTTTGGTATTTTTTCAGAGGCACAGATTTTATTAAATGTGTTTTTGATATTTTCATAGTCGATTTTTTTTGGGGGTAAGGGGGATATATTACTTAAGTTATTATTAGTTAAATCATTATAAGTTAAATCATTATTAGTAGCGTCGGGTTTCCCGTTTACGGTTTTACCGTTTACGGTTTTACCGTATTCGGGTTTCCCGTATTCGGTTTTTTGTTCATTTTTTACATTTTGATAAGGTGCTTCATATACAGTATATATATATCCGCTAATTTTCCCCTTATCTCTTTTCCTCTCTCTCTTAATGTAATTATTATTGATTAATTCCTTTATTGCACTTGCTGTTGAATCCCTGCCATCTTTACTATGTGTTGTAAGTTCATTTAAGTATATTTGCCAATCGTCAGGCATGGATAATAAATATGATAATAATCCTTTTGCTTTCCAACTTAAATTTTTGTTATTTAAGCAATTTCGGTTAATCATTACGTAAGGATTTCCACTATCTTTAGACATCCTGATAATACTTTTTTCTGACATTTTTTGATACCTCCAATGAAAATATTTAATTATAAATAATTGATTTTTTGAATTAGATATGATAATATAAGAACAAGAAATTTGAAAATCATATACTAATTTTAAAAATCCTTTCCCTCTGCGACCAACAGAGGGATATTTATTTGTCTATTATATCACTTCTTTTTGAATATTTATAGTCCTATTTTTCACGTATTTTTTCTATTGCTATTACTTGTAATGCTATAGCCTCAGATAGATTGTTGGCATTTTTAGTGTCTTGTATTATTGTTTCCATTGCTTTTATTATTTCTTGCAAAGTTTTTTTTGAAAGATCATCACCAATAAATTTTTTATATTCTTTTATAATTTTTTCATCTTTTATTTTTTTATCTTTTTCGACTTTTAAAATTCTTTCTCTTATATTTTTACTAATCATAATAACAATCCCCTTTTTTATTATTTTATTTCAATTTCTTTTATTATGTTGCATTTTGTACACGTATATTTTATTTTATTTTCTTCTTTTTCAGTGATATAGCTGTGTTGGCACCATTTTAGATATTTTGATCCATCTTTTGAATATGCCATATTGCTTTTGTTATCTTGATATATAGTTTTTACTTCTTCATTATCGATAACTTTGTTTTGTAATCGTAAAGAAAATTCATTTGTATATACAGCCTTATTATACTCTTCTTCTTCTATTTCTTTTGCATCATTTTCTAAAATTATTTTTGTCATTTTGTATTTCCCAGAATTGTTAACGATCATATAACCAAATAATTCGGCTATGTTAGAAGCATTGTCTAGTAAATTGTATACGCTTCTTCTTGTTACTAACTCCATATTAGAAGCAATCTGAGTCGGAGTTAATTCTTCTTCTGATTCTAGCAAGCATTTAAATAATTGATACATCGACTCATTTAATTTTATTCTCATTTTCCTCCGCCCCAATCTTTTTCAATTTCTTCTTGCCAGGTTTGCACTTTCACTAGTCTTTTTTCAATATTTGCCATATAGCATACAGCTAAAGCCATAGCAATTATTAATAATATAATTATCCAAATTTTACGCATTTTTATTCCTCCTCAATCAATTATTTCAAGCTTTTCTAATTGACATATTTCTTTAGGTAGTTCTTTTAATTCATTTGCATATAAAAGAAGCAATTCAAGGTTTTTTAATTGACATATTTCTTTGGGTAAATTTTTAAGTTGATTCCAACTTAAATCAATTATTTCAATATTTTTCAATTCAAATAATTCCTTTGGCAATTCCTCTAATCCCATTCCACTTAAATCTAAAGTAGTTAAATTATTTTCTTTTGCTTCTTTAATTTTTTCCAAAATATTCATTTTTTTCATTCCTCCGATTTATTTTATTTTTGAAAATAATTCTTCAACTTCACTTTTAGTATATACTAGGCATTCTTCGTTGCTTGTATCTTCTGGTATTAAAATAAAAGTTCCACTCCATTTTCCTCCAGCTAAATAAATCTTTTTTGAATAATTATTTTTAAATTTGTCTCCTCTTTTAATATCCATTATTTCTCCCCCTTGTTTTCGTAACCTTTAATTATATTATACTCTAATGAAATGTAACTGTCAATATAAATATATAAACTTTTTTAAATTTTTTATCTCTTCCCTATTTATTTCAATATATATAGAAAAAAGATAAATTTTATTGTTTTTAGGCTTTAGAATTTAGCGAATATAAAATTACTGAATCTTAATTTAAACAAAAAAAAGAGCCTTTTTTTGGCTCATATTTATAGTTTTATTGACCTTTTTTATCATTAATTATTATTTATTAAGGATAATTTTATACATAATGCGGCGGCTATTTATTTTATCCTTCCCTATCCGCTTATTACAGGGCTGAAACCTTTCAACCTTCGGGAAGACTTTTAATTTTACATTTTACCCAGCCCTTTCTTTTTAGATTAGGTAATAGTGAAAAATGATTAAAATATATAATCATTAGATATTAATATTATACAATAAAAACTAAAAAAAATAAAGATATTTTACATGCGGATTTTTTATTTTTTACGTGTCGAAAATAAAAACACGTGAATTTTTAAAAGCCCATGAACAGGACGCGTCACGTTAATTTAACATGTAAAAATAACATGTAAATTTATTGACAATTTCATTGACTTAATTAAAAAAAATGGGTATAATATAGGCATGGGGGAGATGGAGAAATGAAAGATCAATTTGTGAAAGTATACCTTACAAAAGAAGAAAAAGCAGAAATCAAAAAAACAAGTAACGATTTAAGTATGTCTGAGTCAGGATATTTATTATTACTACATAAAATATATAGATTAGATTTGCTTAAAAAAGGAAAAAGGAACAAGAGCGTGAAACATGTATGATGTGCATAAACACTGCGCGTCATGTAAATAAAATAAAATAAAATAACAAAGGTGAGGGGCCGAAACACCCTCACCAATGCAGGAAACATCTTAAAAAAGTTACACCACAATATTATCCTGCATTTTTAAATTTGTCAAGTATAGGAGGATAATTTTTATGAAATCAGCAAAATTTTGGTTCCCAGTTCTATTATTAGGAATATTTATATCATTCCAATTTACAATAAAATTCTTTGAAAATATGGCCATAAATGAATCTGAGAAAATATTGCTACAAGCAACAGCAATATTTATGATGATCTGTACTTATGGATTTAAAGTCATACAACATCAAAAAAAAGAATTGAAAAAAAATACATGGGGAATAAGAATAATGATATTTGTTTTAATATTCTTCTCCATTTGTGCAAGTGGTGGAGCCTTGTGGAACAACAAAGAAAATGCCAAAAATTTGGCATATGTAAAAGATGAAGGATATAAGACTTTGTTAGATAAAGAAGCAAGAGAAGTTAAAGAATTAAGCTTATCAGCAGAACAAAAAAAATATTTATCAGACAAATTAAAACTTGATAGTTCTGGATTGCTAGAAAAATATAAAGAAGATACTAGAAAAGAATATCAAAATGATATTGAAAAGATAAACAATAAATATAATCCAGAGATCAAAAAAAGAGAACAGGCTGGATATTATAACCATCCAAGTTTAGGAAGTAAAACATTAAAAATACAACGGGATAGAGAATTAAATGTTGTAGAACAAAAAATAAATAAAATAGCTAAAGAAAAGGTTAAAAATTTTGAAGCAAATTATGAAAATAATAAAAAATTATTAGATGAAGAAAAAAAATCTTATAATGATATAAAAGCAGAATTAGAAGAAACAACAAAATTAATATTAGAATATCAATCAGGTAAAAAAATATCAAAAAAAACAGGGTATGATTTTTTCTTAACCTCTGTTCTTGGGAAAGGGGGATTTTACATTGCTTCATATTTATACCTAATAATTGCAATTGTATTAGAAATACTTATCCTTCAATTAATAGAATATGTATTTAATATTTGCAAATTCAATATTTTTAGCTATTTCTCTTTTATTTTTGCATGGATAGGCAATATAAAATTTGTTTCTGGAATCTCTAGAAAAAAATTAATGAAAGCAGAAATGGGCATAAAAGCATATGATGAAAGTACATTCAAGAAAATGCCAGATCAAGAAATTATAAAAGAAGTTGCAAAACATAAAAGACCAGATAAAACAAATAAAAATATAAACTTAATGAACAATGTATATAAAGAAATGAAAAAACATTACAAAAATACAGGAAAGATTTTATCAATAGAAAAATTAAGCAAAACTTTAAACAAAAGTACAACTAAGATTCGAGCAGCTAGAAAGATGTTAGAAGAAGAGGGTAAGTTGAAAATAATAGGGAAAAAAGGAAAAGCAAATATAATAAAAATAATTTAAAAAAATAATAATTTTATATTGACATACCACCAATTTTGGTGGTATAATTATTATATAATAAATAAACGGAGGCGATAACATGGCATGGTATAATGGAAAATTTAGTTGCGGGTGTGAAGGAAGAGTGAATGTTATAGGGCCAGGAAGAGACAGAGAATGGAAAATCGAAAGAGCTTTTGCAAATAAATGTGAAGAATGCAATAGAAAAGATTTCTTAGAAAATTTAGAAAAAGAAAAAAAAGAAGCAGCAGAAAAAGCAAAAGAAATGGAATTGCCTGAATTAACAGGAACAGAAAAACAAGTATCTTGGGCAAATACAATAAGACAGAAAATGATTGAATTAATTCAAGAAAAAAAATGTATTTATATAGATGATAAATCAGAATTATTAAGACTTAGCGATAAAAAAGATTCATTGCACATGAGAAGAATAGGAGGAAAAAAAATAGAATCATCAAAAGTAATCGACATAATAATAAATAATTGTACAGAAGCAAGATTTTACATAGACAATAGAGATTTTGGCTATTGTTTAGGAGAAGAATTATATAAAATAATAAAAAAGAATAAAGAAAACAAAACAGAAAATAAAATTGAAAAAGAAATTGAAAAAGAAATACAAGAAGAATTAACAGCATATCCTGAAAATTGTGAAACCAGTGTTAGTGATAAAGTAATACTAACAATAAAAGATAATAAAATCATTGCAAAATATACAAAATGCGATGAATTTAAAGAAATAATTAAAGAAAATGGTTTCTCATGGAACTGGGAAAATTATACTTGGGAAAAAGAAATAAATTTTAAAAATGGCACTATTGAAGATAGATGTGCCGAAGTTGGAAATGCTTTATTAAATGCAGGATTACCAGTAAAGTTCGACACAATCGACATAAAAGAAAAATCAATTTCAGCTGATTTTGAAGAAGAAGTAACTAGATGGATAGTACTATTCAAAACTGGCGAGTTCGGCATTTGGTTTAAAGAAAGAAATGACAAATTATACAATGCAGCAAGGTCAATAAAAAGCTCTAAATGGAATAATCCATATGTGCAAATTAAATCGGATTATTATAAAGAAATAATAGATTTTGCAGAAGCATATGATTTCAAAATTCATGATTCTGTAAAAGAAAAAATAAACGAAATGAAAGAAAATGAGAAAAAAATTAAAAAAGTTAGCCCAAAGAAAAAAACAAAAAAAGAATTAAAAGATGGCCCTGAATCAATACTTGATTCAAATACAGATATATTAGAAGATTTGAAAGATGTTTAAGATGAAAACAGAACTAAAAAAGCATCAATTAAAAGCAGTAGAAAAATTATCTAAAATAAAAATTGGTGCTTTATACATGGAGCAAGGGACTGGGAAAACAAGGACAGCTTTAGAGTTAATAAAAAATAGATTAGAAAGTAACAAGGTTGAAAAAGTTTTATGGCTATGTCCTTGCTCAATTAAATCAGAAATAAAAAACGAATTACATAAGCATATAGATATAGAGAATGATTTTTCAAACACGATATTTATTTTTGGAATAGAAAGCTTGTCAAGTTCAATAAAATTAAATTGTCTGTTATTAAGATTAGTTAAAGAATATAAAGTTTATCTAATTGTAGATGAAAGCAATTTAATAAAGAATCATCAAGCATTAAGAACCAAAAACATACAAAGATTATCAGAAAAATGCAGTTATAAATTAATATTAAATGGCACTCCAGTATCAAGAAATGAAGCAGATTTATACTCACAATGGTATCTATTAGATTGGAGAATACTAGGATATAAAAGTTTCTGGAGTTTTGAGCAGAATCACATGGAGTATAATGAATATGGAAGAATAGTCAACGTTTTAAATGTAGATTATTTATCAAAAAAAATAGCACCATATTCATATACAATAAAGAAAAGCGAGTGTATGAATTTACCAAAGAAAATTTATGAAGAATGCAGATATGCACTTACAGAACATCAACAAATGCATTATATTGACATAAAAGATGCTTTTTTAATGCAAATAGATGAAGCACAACCAGAAACAATATACAGGTTTTTTACAGCGCTACAGCATGTTACAGCAGGAAACCAAATAATAAGTCATTATGAAGATAGAATAAAAGCAGTACCATTTTTTAAAAATGTATATGATAATCCTAGGATTAAAAAATTTCTTAACATATTGCCAGATGAAAAAACAATTATATGGTGCAAATATACCAGAGAAATAAAAGAAATAGAAAAAATATTAATAGATAATTATGGAGCTGACAAAGTGACAACTTTTTATGGAGAGATAAGACAAAAAAACAGAAGAAAAAATATCGAAAAATTTAGAGATAAAGCTAAATATTTCATAGCAAACAAAACATGTGCAGGATACGGTCTTAATATGCAATTTTGCAATAATGTAATCTATTATAATAATGATTTTGATCTGGCAACTAGATTACAATCAGAAGATAGAGTACATAGAATGGGACAAGAAAACGAAGTATATATAAAGGACATAATAGCATATGAAACAATTGATCAAGTAATTATAAATTGTTTATACAGAAAAGAAAATTTAGTGGAAAGCTTTAAAAGAATGATAAATAAATACAAGAAAGAAGTGAAAAAAAATGGCTAAAATATATAAAAATGAAACATGTATGGAGGCATGTTTGAAAAGATATGACTATATATTCCAAGAGTTTGACAACATATATTTAAGCGTTTCAGGTGGAAAAGATTCATCAGTTATGCTGCAATTAGCAGATATGAAGGCTAAAGAGAATAATAAGAAATATGACGTATTATTTATAGACTTGGAAGCACAATACCAGGCTACGATATCTCATATGGAAGAATTAATTTTAAAATGCACACAGATTAATAAGATTTATTGGGTGTGTTTGCCACTATCTCTTAGAAATGCAGTTTCCATATTGCAACCAAAATGGACATGCTGGGATAAAAAAGAAAAAAATAAATGGGTTAGAGATATGCCAAAAAACAAACATGTAATAAATGAAAAAAAATTACAAAAATTAAATTGGGATTGGTTTGTATCAGGCATGGAATTTGAAGAATTTATAATTGAATTTGCAAAATGGTATTCAGAAAAAAATGGACTAACCGCAACAGGTATCGGGATCAGGTCTGATGAAAGCCTTAACCGATTCACAACAATTATAAGTGAAGTTAAGGAAAAATATAAAGATATAAAATGGACCACAAGAGTTAGAAAAAATGCAAAGCCATTAAATTGTTATAATTTTTTTCCATTGTATGATTTTAGAACAGAAGATATTTGGGGATCAATTTTTAAATATGATTTTATATTTAACGAAATATATGAAATGATGTTTAAAAATGGTCTATCAATCCATGAACAAAGGTTATGCCAGCCTTATGGAGATGACCAAAAAAATGGGCTTGATCAATTCAAAGCCCTAGAATATGAAACTTGGGAAAAGGTTTTAAATAGAGTAAATGGAGTTAATTTTGGTAACATCTATGCAAGGTCAAGTTTATTAGGAAACTTAACAACTCAAAAGCCAGATAAAATGAGTTGGCAAGAATATACAATATTTTTGTTAGAAAGCATAAGATTGTATGCTCCAGAATTGGAACAACATTATTATGGCAAGATAAAAACTGCCATGAAATGGTGGGAAGAAAAAGAAGATACATCACTACACGACATAAAAGATGCTGGAGATTTAAAATTAGAAAGTGAAAGAAAAATAGCAACATGGAGAAGGATAGCCAGAGCAATAGAAAGAAATGATTTTTGGATGAAAAGACTTAGTTTCGGAGCAACTAAATCAGATGTGGAGAAATTGAACAAATTGAAAGAAAAATATTCTAAACTTGTTGGAGATGGAAAAGTAGATAAGGACATGGAAAGATATCAGAAAGGGGAATTAATAGTATGAAAAAATTAACAATGCCATGTATGAAAACTGTGTTAATACCTGTCGAAAAAGTGTTCTCGAATGAGTATAATCCAAACAAGGTAGCAACACCAGAAATGAAATTATTAAAAAAATCAATAGAAGAAGACGGATTAACAATGCCTTGTGTAGTATATCATGATAAAAAAGCAGATCAATATATTGTTGTCGATGGGTTTCATCGATACACAGTATTAAAAGATCATTTTAAAGCAAAAGAAATACCATGCTCTATTATAGATAAAGATATATCAGACAGAATGGCTTCAACTATACGACACAACAGAGCAAGAGGAACACATCAAATTAAAGACATGAGTAAAATTGTATTAGAATTAACTAAAGATGGATGGGATGAAGAAAAAATAAGTAAACATCTTGGTATGGATTTGGATGAAGTAATAAGGCTTAAGCAAATTACTGGCTTAAGAGAAGCATTTAGTAATCATGAATTCTCAAAAAGCTGGGAAGAATATGAGAAAAAAAGAAAGGAGTTAATTTTATGACAAAAAAAGAATTATTTGAAGTTTTGGAGGAAGAGCATCGAAATCAAACAATATCACTTGATGAATTGCAATTGATAGAAAGCGAGGGCATGAGAATAGAATATAATGAAATAACAACAGATAATAAATATTCATTTACTGTGAAATTAGGAGAGCAAGAATTTAATGTTTTTCTAGAAAAATGGTGGAGGTGAAAAGATGAAGAAAAAGGTAGACGTATGGTTATATGAAAAGGAATATAAGATTTTAAGAGAATTATGTAATAAAGATAGACCAGAAGGGAAAGAAGGGAAAGAAGGGAAAATATCATACGGGACATTATTGGGGAGATTGTTAATAGAAGAAAATGCAAGAAATGAACTGTTTAACACTAAAATGTTTGAAGACGAAGATATATTTTTCTAAGGAGGATATAATGAACTTAAATGAAAAGCATATGCAAATTTGCAAAGAAATGAACAAATTACACGAAGAAAAAAACAAAAGGTATAATAACTCTTTTAGCAAAACATATCAAAAATACGGCCTAAAATCGGCTTGTATTAGACTAGAGGATAAATTGCAAAGATTCATAAATTTGGCATTAAATGAAACGTTGGATAATGACAAACAAGAAAGTATTGAAGACACATTAATAGACATGGCTAATTATGCAGTCATGACTTTAATGGAAATAAGAAAAAAATAAATGGAGGAAATGCAGATGGAAATATTAATGAAAATAATGTTAATTAGCTCAATAATGATTTTGTCTACATTTATAGCATTTGTAATATCTTATATATTTATTCTGTATTTTTTATAAATTAAAGGAGTGGAAAAAGTGTATACAGAATTAGAGTTTGAAAAAATAAAGCACAAAAAATATAAATACAAACTAAAAAGAAATTATTATTATATTCTGGAAAATAAATATATTAATATTGATATAAAAACAGAATATATAGAAATAAGAAAAACACATAAAGATAACATAAGATATATGAAATTTTGTAAAGGCTATGCATGGGATGGTGGTAGCGGTCCTGCAATTGACAACAATCCTATGCTGATAGCATCTTTACAGCATGATGGATTTTATCAACTAATCAGAGAAGGACCTTTAAATATTAAATTTAGGAAAATAGCCGACATAATATTTAGGAAAAAATTAATTGAATATGGATCATGGAAAATACGAGCCTGGTGGTGTTATTTTGCAGTCAGGTTCTTTGGGAAAAGTAGCTGTAAAAGGAGGAATGAAAATGAAGAAGTTTGACGTAGAGAATATTATAGACAGAAGAATAGTTAAGGCAATTATAGAATACAAAAGATATCATCTGTTAATAAAAATCAAGGGCACATTAGTTGTTTATATCAGATATCACAGCATAATCGACATGTCAGATAATGAGGAAGAACGAAAAATAATAATAATAACAAAAGATAGTAGTTTTTTTATAGAATACATTTAATGGAGGAAAAAAACAATGATGAGTCGCACACACTTAGCAATTGGAATATCAGGAGCTTTAATATATATGAAATTAACTAATGATTACAATGTTAGAGAAATAATACCTGGAGCAATTTTAGGTTCTGTTATACCAGATTTGGATACTGCAAAAAGTTGGGCGGCTCAATCAATACCATTTTTTGATGATAAATTAAGAGATTTTGGGATATTGAAACATCGTGGATTGACTCATGGAAATATAAAAGACATGAAAACAAAAAATAAAAGATTAAATGCATGGTTTTTGTTTGTTGCAATGATTGCACTTATGATAGGTTTATACTTAGAAATATGCAATAATGACTTATTTTTAGGAATTATAATCGGTTATATAAGCCACATGATAGTTGATATGATAGCTTATTTGGCAAAAATAACATGTAAAACAGATAATATAATTTTTAGATTAACATGGATAATAAATATGGCAATATTTTTCTTAATTAAATGAAAGGATGAGGAGGGATAAGAATGGATTTTATTATAATGACATTTGTTTTTGCTGGGGGTATATTTCTAATATTTCAATTAATTTTGAAATTAATAGATGTTTTTTTAAATAAAAGATTTGGGGGGGATAGAAATGTTTGATGAAAGAGAAATACAAGTTAAAATGACTATTCGCGAATACAATTATATGATTCATATATATGAATCATATAAAGAAGCGTTTGAAAAATGTACACATCTTTGGGACGGTGAGGGGTTAAGTCGTAATGAATATATAAAATTTGATATTACAGAAAAGACAGAAGATAAATATATATTAAGGTTTTTAGCAAAAAAATGGATAAAAGATAATTGGAAAAAATTTTCAACAGACTTAAACTATCTAGAAAATGAAGATATAAATTTTATAATTGATTTGGAGGAGTAGAAATGGGTTTAATAATACTGATACTTGTTTTTGCTGGTTGGCTATTCCTAGCATCTAAACTAATTTTATCAATAATAAAAGAACCACTAATATATAGAGAAGAAATAAACAATTTGTATAAAGCATGGAAAATGAAAGATGAACAACGATATGAAGTGTGCGAAAATTGCAATGGTTTTAGCTTTTGCAATTGTAATGATGGAAGAATTAGCGCATTAGAATATATTCATAAACAAGTCTTCATTTTATATAATAAAATGAAATGGAGATTTGAACATATTTCTTTTTTAATGTGTTTAATAAGCTGGGAAAAACGTTATATAAGAATATTGTTGAAAGAAGTAAAAAAAGTAAGTGAGGATTTGGAAAAACATATTAGAAAGATTATACAAGAGGGGGATAGTATAATGAGTGGATATAAAAGAGTACTAAATAAAGAAAAAAAGAAAAGAAAATTTGAGAATAGTTTCTTAAAAAAATTAAAGGAATTAGGATATCGACCCGTTTTTGATGGAGAAAAATACTGGAATATTACGGGGAATAATATATATGGTTTTTTTATGTTTTTTAGTGAGGAAGAAATAATAGAATATTTAAAATATTGGGGAACGGCGGAAGGTTATGAAAATGAGCTAAATGAAATTTATATGGAAAAACACAGAAAATATTGGCGGGATGAACGAATGGATGATAATAAGACTATATACGGAGAAGGCGAATAAATACAATATATGGGAGGATAGAAATGAAAATTGATAAAGCATTAAGCCTTTATACAGAAAAGTTAAACAATTATGAAACTATTGATTTAAATTATTTTAAAAAAGAGATGGACCAAGAAGATTACAATGAATTCTTAGAGCTTATTTATTTTGTAAACCTTTTAAAATCTGAAAAAGAAACCAGGGATTTTAAGAAAGTTTTTGAAAAAATTAATAAATACAAAGAGGAGATTGAAAATGGCAAGCAAAATATTTAGTGAAAGGATAAAAAAAATTAGGCTAGATAATGATCTGACAATGAATGAATTTGCAAAATTACTTAATGTGACAAAGAGTAGAATAAATATGTGGGAAAACAACGGTACAGTGCCTAGAGAAGATATTTTAATAAAATTATCTAACCGTTTTGATGTATCTATAGATTATCTTTTGGGTAACGAAAAAACGGAAGGAAATGGCCCAGAAAACCAAAAACTTAAAGATATTCAGAATATAACATTAATGTGTGGGCTACCTCGTTCGGGGAAGTCCACATGGATTAAAAATAATCGCAATAATGAAATAGTATTGTCTGCTGATTCTCTAAGATGGCTAGTTTATAATAAAAGATTTTGGGAAGATGGTGAATCTTTATTATGGTACATAGATACATTATTTCTAAAATATCTATTAAAACAAAAAGTCGACATAATTATAGATGAAATCAATACAACAAAAAAAAGAAGGAAAAGAATAATAGATATAGCAAAGAAACATAATTATCAGATAAAGGTAATAGTATTTACCACTACAAAAGATGAATGTATAAAAAGAGCAAAACTTACAAATCAATTAGATTTAATAGATGTTATAAACAGACATGATAAAATTTTTGAGATGCCAAGTGAATATGAAGGCATCGATTGCATAACTATATGGGAGGGATAAGAAAGAGGTAAAAAATGAATATTAAATATATAAGATCAAAAGGTACATGGAGAGATGTTGCAGATTCAGCAAATACAACAATAAATCGCGAGGCAGGAACAAAAGAACCTCCAAGTAAATGGAAAAGAAGAATTTTGTTATCTGAGCATTCACCTATAAGACAACTTTTATTTAAATTCAAATGGTATAATATAAAATCTTGGGTTTCTGTTCACTTTGTTAGGCATAAATTTGGTATAGAACACTGGGTAAGGACACAACGTAGTGATAGAACAAATTTAGATAGAGATACATTACCACAATCAAATGAAGTGGAACATGAATTTGAAGCAAATGCTCAGGCAATAATTAATATTTCAAGAAAAAGATTATGTATGAATGCATCAAAAGAAACACGTGAAGCTTGGAAAGCTGTTTTAGATAGTATAAAAGAAGAACAACCAGAATTATATAATGTTTGTGTACCAGAATGCATATATAGAGGTTGGTGTTATGAGTATAAATCTTGTAATTATCATAAAACAGTTGAGTATAAAAATAAATTATCAGATTACAGAAAAGATATAAATATGTATTGACAATTACACAAAATACTTATATAATATTAATTGTAACAAACACCTACGGCAATAGGTGTTTCATATAGCATTTTCTTAATGTTTAAATATTATAATTATTAATATTTCTAATATTATATTTATTTCTATTTTCAAGGTTTAAAAATAAAGTCCTTCCCGGGCTTTATTTTTATTTAATTCAATTCAAGAGTTCATAAAGTCTTTTCAAAACGATTGCAAATTCTTCCCATGTTATATTTTCTTTAGCTTCATGTTTCCCGAAAATAAGCTTTAAATCTTCTAACCATTTAATATGTTTGTTTGTTTCTTTATAATCTGTTGTTGTTGTATTTGTTTGTATATCGAAAAAATCTTCTAAAACTTCTTTTATTGTGTTGCAAAAGTCTGTTCTGTATTTTAAATCAAATGTTTTTTTCCTGTCCACGCTGTTTGTAAAATATCCACACTCAATCAATAACCCATTTGCAACAGGTTCACGTAAAATATAGAAGTTTGGCCATTTCACATTAGGTATAGCCCTTCCAACGCCATTTCCAATAGGGGAGGGAATAAATCCACGTGATACTAATTCATCTCTAAGTTCTTGAGCTAATTTTTTTGTTAAACTATTTTTATTCCAATACCATATGGTAAAACCTTGTGTTTTTGAATATTTGCTAGCATCATGGTGTATAGACATATATAAATGTGGTTTTTTGAAATTTATTATATTTTTTCTTCTTGGCAATGATAAATTATAATTTATGTCTGGTTCATTGATATATCCTGTTTTTATGTTTGGGTTTTCATCTAAAGAATTTTTTAGTGTATTTGCCATTAATTTATTTAATTCAAATTCTTCTATTATTGTACCATCTGAAAGTTTTAAGCCTTTTCCTCCAGTCTTTTTAAATGTGTTTGGTCCATGACCTAATCCAATCAAAATATCTAATTCTTTCATGTTGTTTCCCCCTTATCATCTTTAAGCTTGCCATAAAAATTTAATAAAATTTTCGGGACTGGCAAACCAATTTCAATTAAATTTTGCAAAGTGCTAAATGCTTCATTTGCTATTAAATATAAGGCAACAATAATGCCTATAGTTCCATTAGTTTCTATATCAACACTAAGTTTATCTGTAGTAAGATTCATGATGAAATCTGCTAGAAATCCCATCAAAATTAAAATAAAATACATTAATTTTTTTACTGCTCCTTTTATTGCCTTTTTGCTGTCAAAAAATAAATCATCGTTAACGAAAATTTTAACAATTCCTGTTATATAATCGATTAAAATTAATAAAGTAAGAATAATAAAAAGCTCATTCAGACAATGATAAATATAAGCGAAAACACCAACTAAAGCGGCAATAAATGTTTTATGACCAACAGCAAAACTTAAATTGTTGATAATTCCCATGTTATGTAAACCTCCTGAGATATTATATTATTGACTTTTTTGAGCAAACATATATAATTATATTGTCCTTTCATATTATTTATGTTTGTGACTTTTCAAGAAGGGACGGTTTAGAGGTTCCGTCCCTAATTATTTAATTTATCCAACATATCTAGATTTTAAATTAAAGAAACATAAAGCTCGATCTCCTATATTTGCAGCAGCATTCACAGCACGATACCATAAAGTTGGGTATAATACAGTTGTAGAGCTTGGGATAGTGGTTGTGATCTCTTTGTATCCTCCTGCTGTTGTATTTCTGTTATAATAATTTTGGTTTCCATAACTTAAAGTTTGGTCAAAATTTTCTACAGAAACAAAAAATCTAATTGTGGAAGTATCTTCAACGAATAATTCTGTAGTAACTTTAGAGCCATAATAGCAAGGTATATCACTTACGCCATCGGATAATTGTGGTATTAGTTCCCTTGTTTTATTTTCTCCTTGAATAGTTACAGCATAAGCACTGCCAGTTGTTCCAGCGCTATGTGCTATTTCTGTATAGAATCCATCGTTATAAGGGATCAAATACATATTTCCACTTCCTATATCAGTAAAGTCAACTAGCCCAGTTGCGCCACCTGCCACTGCATTTGCATATGTATCATATACTTTGACTGTAGTTGTAGCACTATCATTATTGATAAAATAATCTGTCCACTCGTCAAGCGGAGTTGGTAGTGTTGTACTGGCTTGGAATTGACTCCGAGTTCCAGTAGGAATCGTTGTGGCCACATTTATTGTATCATTTGCAGTGTTTACATCTGCTGCCACAAAAGATTTAGGGAAATATGCCAAAGAACTATATCCAATATAATATGAGCTGTTTGATATATTACTGCTTGCAGCTCCTTGTCTATTACGTATAGTTGCAAGCATTCTAGGAGTCCTTGCAATATTCATAAATAGATTATAAATATATATCCAACCTGGCACATAATAAGTTGTTTGCGAAAGTGTTATACCATGGTTTAATCTTGTATCAGACACCCCTAAAGTACTCTGTGTTACATTATTTAATTTCCATTTTGCATTCAATTGCTCGCCTTCACAATAATCTAAAAATTCATAATAACCTTTCCCTGTTGCAGTTGATAAATCATTTCTAATATCTAAAGGCCAACCCCATGCAGTTTTACAAAGTCCATCTACAACATCAAGATAAGGTCCAGTTATTCTCACTCTTTTTTGTGCATTTGTTACACTAAAAGCTACAGGATCAAATCTGCCACTGATAAAGGTTTCGTCTTGAGGTCCGAGATGTGCGCCAACTTGATCCCAACCATAGCTCCCACCATAACTTCCACGAATAGTAGCAGTTACAACAGCAGTATTTCCGTCTGTTGTAAATTGAAATAGAGTTCCTGGGAAAACATTTCCTCTGCAATTTGTGTTTTCTTCTTCTATAGTAACAACACAAGCCAGATTAGAATTTGAAAAAACATTACCTTGCATATATCCAGCTCCAGATTCAGCGGGGTCTATCCTAATTCCATAATAACCACCGTTGGCGATAAATCCCTCACCAACATTATAAGCCATATATGTATCTGAACCAGTGCTTGCATCTGTAGCTTTGTTTGTAATATATAACCCAGTTCCTGTATTTGTAGGGTCTGTAGGGTTAACAACTTGTTGAAATGCATCAATATTTTTGTACATAAACTGACTCTGAGATGTTGCTGTTATTCTATAAACAAAACATCTACTAGAATAGCCATTTACATCATAAGCATTAACTCTAATGCCTTCAACATATCCATCTTGTTTCCATTCAATGCCATCAGTATCATTTAGAAGAGTAATAATGCTTTTGTCTCCTACCATTCGATTATCAGCTAAATCGAACTTGGCGCTAATAGCATAATCCGTTTTGGGTTGAAGCACTATTTGACTATAGTCTGCAATTCCTTTAGCTATTTGAAATGATAATAAATCATCAGTAGCTCCATCACCAACAGCTCCAAACCATTCTGGATATATGGCAGGAGCGACAACATCGCCTCCAGCTCCTCCAGTGCATTCAAATATTTGTATTGGTGTAGCTATTATTCTACTTTTATCAAATGTAACTATCCCAGTCCATTTTAATTTTGCACCTGATTCAAAATATAGCGTGATATCAGCTGTAAATGTAAAATCTGTTGATATAAAAAATGAGTTATCACCAGAGTTTGAAGGAAAATAAAGAACACGTTTTTGCGATGGCATCGCAGCAATAGCACTTGTTATAGCGCTGTAATTTCCAGTAGTCCCATCACCAACTCCGCCATAATCCTTTATATTTATTCCTAGATCATTTTTTCTTTCATTAAGATAGCTATTATTGTCATTAATTGGTTGAGCTTGTATCTCGCCTGATACCGTTTGTATGCCTGTTGCCATCTTTCCACCTCCCTAAAGAGTATAATTACCCCTGCTTTGTATATAAATTTTCTTTACAACTGTTGCTGTTATTCGAGCTAGATCGTTTGGTAATATTTCAACTGTATGCCAACCCCTTGTAACTTTGCCACTTCCGTCTTTTGTAAGATAAGGAACTATGTCATAATCACTTACCGCTGTGGCTGTCACTGTAATTGAAGCTGTATCTACTGTAATAGTCATGGACAATGTAGCTGTAGCCGAATATTCATAAATGCCATAATCAATTTGATGTGTATGGCTTGGTAAAGTGACTTCATGGTCATGGCTTGGTAGAGGTACATCATGATCATGTACAGGTAAATCTACAGTATGAGAATGATTTGCCATGAAATGAGTATGAAAAGCTGTTGTCATCGTCCATATTGCAGTTGGAGATTCATAACCTTGTGAAGTTTGCTGGGATGCACCAACTTGACTCGATGTAATAACAGCAGTTCCACCTCCTGCACTGGTTACAACAGCAGTTCCACCTCCTGCACTGGTTACAACAGCAGTCCCGCCGCCACCAGTTGCTAAGCTATACGCCCGAAAGTTTGTAGTTTCATAAGTTAAAGTACATTCGTTTACTAAAATAGTCTCGTCAGGGATATAAAATTTAATTAAAGCTGGATGCCCATCATCACAATTATCTTGGAAATCGTTTGAATCTATATTTGTACTGCCTTGGCTATATGTTTCGCTTACATAAGTCCTTTTATTCAAATCTGCATTTATATCTATTATGTCATCAACTTTATTAGATAATTCTATATCAATATCTCCAGGAGCATCTATTATGTCTCTTTTCGATATGCTAACTATTCTAGTATTTATATTTATGTTTATTTCATCATCATAAATATTTACATATTCACCAAGTCTGAATGCATCATATGTTTTGCCTGTTATACTTGATAAATCAGCAGCTTTAACCGAATAAGTAATTTTTGGTGTTTGTAAATTACTTAATTTTGCCTGTGCTGATTCCAATAAAGTCTGCGCTGATTCTATTCTTCGATCAATAAAATATCCTGATATAGTGCCATATGCTGTAGTAGAAGCAGTTATAAAAGTATCCCCACCAGTGGAAACATCTTCTATTGTCAGTTGATTTATGCCTTCACCATATCCAAGAGGATATAATTTTGTGATAATATCCCTTGAATCTTCTTCTTTTGTAATTTCAATTAAATTTTTGCTATACCTAATATAGCTTGATGTGGCTGTACTTGGGCTTGTTAAATTCAAATTCCATGGCGGGGAAGATGATGTATCCCATGTAAATTGATAGTTTGCGTCAATGGTGCTAGGTGTAGCCAATACCGCACTTAATAAATTTTCATTTTCAAACTTTACAGTTACAGCAGAAGAAAAGTCAACAGTTCCAACATTCCATCTTACTGTAGTTTGAGCAGTCAAAATGTAACTTAATATAGCTGAATAAGCATAAACAGAAAGAGCGTGATATTGAAACAATATATCATCTTGTAAAGTATTTAATACATGCTCACATTCAAAAGTCTTAAATTGTCCATCAATATTATGTGAAATCGATGTTGGCATTATTCTGTATGTATCGATAAAAGTTCCATCAGATTCCCACAATTTTATGTAATTATAAGCTACACATAAAGCAGCTTTTGAATCATTATTTGGAATAGAGAAGACTGCCCTATGAGCTTCATTGAGTCTTTGCTCATATCCAACATTAAAAGCATTGTCAAGTATAGCCAATAAATTTAAGTTTGTATCATATAATTTAATTTGTTGTGTCATATAATACCTCCCTTAAATCCATCTATGTAAAAATGAAAATGTGACTTCTGCGGTAACTCCACCGTATTCAGCATTGAAATTTAATCCGTTTTCCCCGACAGCAAGTTCTATAAAATCTCCTGATACTCCACTCAATATATTTGTACCATTTAGTTCTACAGTATAATTTTCACTATCAATTATCAATGTATCACTTCCAGAGCTAGTTACAGCAGCACTGATTGTTAATGTAGAAGAAATTCCACTCGTTTCATTTGTTATGATGGGGTTCTCTACATCTCCAGTTATAGTAATAGATAAAGGAGTCTTGTAAGTTGCATGGTTATATAATCCTGCATAATGAGGTCTGAAAGACCAGTTAAATGAAGCTCCTGCACTTGTTGCATTTGCATAATATAATCCAGAGTCATATTCGTGTCCTTCATCATAATTATATGTTTCGTCGTATTCGTCTAATGCAGCATATGCAAAAGGCTCACATTCAAATTGCACTGTTGTTTCACCCAGCAGGAATAAATTAGATAAACCTATATTACTAAAAATTCTCGCATTATAATATTTATCTGTTTCATCATCAAATTTTAATGTTTTTACAGCAGATAAAGTTTCTAGCCATGCTGCAATACTTCTCGCATTTGTACGTAAAGCAGTTAATGAAGAGCCAACATATTTCAATTCGACATCAAGCAATCTTTTTTCAAAAGTTCCACCATAAAAATCATAAGTCCCATGCTTATTAGGTATAACTATTTCTCGTCGACGCATGCTTGGCAACATAGTTCTATCAATTGATTTCATTACAATATCATAAGTAAAGCTATTTATTGAATTAAATGTAAAACCAGTTCGGGCCAATTATGTCACCCCCAACGCTCTATTACGTGATTTTTGTAAATTATATAATTCTCTAGCAATTGCTTTTATGTCTTCATCTTTTCTTACGTTAAATATAGCTCCTTTAAACATTCCTTCCATGCTTAAATTATTTATATTAGAGATAGATTGTGTTTTTTCATTCGGGTCATTTAAAGCATTAGAAACTGGTTTTATTGCATCCAGTGACGCGAGTTTTAATTTAGGTTGAAAATCTTTAATTCCTTTTGTATACATTTTCATGAGATTTGGAGACCATTCATCTGCATCTTTTCCAGGACCTTCTTCTGCAGGAGAATGGAAACCAAGTATTCTAGCTATTCCTTTCATAACATCAGTAGCTGCATTTTTAGCTTTTCTAGCCATTGATTTCATTCCTTTTATTAAATTACTTATTAGGTTTTTACCCCATTCATATGCTTTCCCAGTTACATTAGTTATCGTGGTTTTTATTTTATTAAATAGTTCCTTTACATGTGAATTAGCCTTACTTGATTTATTTTTAATAGAGCTTGCTATTTTATTAAATATATCTGACACAACTTTAATAACAGGTGTAAGTAATTGAGTTATAACGTTTTTAATTTGAGTGAATTTCATTTTAACAAAGTTATAAATGCCAGTAACAACTTTCAAGAATATATCTTTAATTTTTTTAAGTACTGTAGAAATAAATAACTTCCAGAAATTAAATTTCTTGACAACGAAATCAACAAGCCATTGGAAATAATAATTATGCTCGTATAACCATTTAAAAGCATTTACAATATTATCAATTGTTTTCTTTATTAGGTTCTTTACAAAATCAAACCCATTTTTAATTGAATTTTTTATCCAATCAATAAATGATGTTGTTTTTTCTTTTATCCAATCCCATGTTATGTTCCATATTTCCTTTAGCTTGATTCCTAATTTTTTGAAAATTTCAACAATATAATTGAACCATATCAAAAATATAGTAATTATTCCTTTGGTAGCAGTAGTAAAGATAGTTTTTATGCTTTCCCATAAAGCGCTCCAATCCCCACTCAAAATCGATTTAAATGCCTTAAATATTTCTGTAATTATAGTGATTGCGGTTTGTATATTAACTATTATTATTTTCAATACGTTTATTACTATGTCGCGAATAGCAGGCCATACAACTTGAAATAATTCATAAAGTTTTTCTATCCATTTTAAGAGAACTATTACAACATCTATTAATGAACTCCAATAACCAACAATCATATCAATAGTACTTCCGGTTTCGCTTTGAAAAACTGGAAGTATATCTGACACTACTTGTTTTATAGTATCAAACATTGCTCCAAATGTAGATTCAAATTGAGTTTTCAAATCTATTAATTTTGGTTTAACAGCGTTAAACAATTCTTTTATTTTAGTTATTATAACGCTTAATATATTTGTTTGAGTCCCAACTATAGCTAATGTGGCAATCAATGCAGACAATCCACCAATTACAGCTAATACTGGAGTAGAAATTGCAGAAATAGCAACAGCAAACCCACCTATTATAGCAATTAAAGGTCCAATAAAGGCAATTAAACCAGCAATTATTACACTCATGTTCAAAAATTTAGGGTTAGCTTCTGCTAATCTTTGTATTATAGGTGTTATTTTTTTGGCTATCATTGTTAATTTTTCTAATAATCCAGCTTCTGCAATTGCAATGGCAACACCTTCAAGCGCTGATCTTATTTCTTTTAAAGCTCCATTTAATCCTTTCATTTGAACATCAGCTATTCTTTTAGCTGTTCCACCAGAGTTTTCAAGTTCTGTTGTAAATTCAGATAATTGGGTTGAATTTTCATATAATATCTGTGCGCCTGTAATGCCGATCATACCAAATAAGTCTTTCATGTCTTGCGTAACTTCCTGTGTGCTTGAACCAAGTTTATTATGTGTACCTCTTAATTCGCCCATGATTTGTGATAGGCTTTTCATTTTACCAGAGTTATCAAAAACACTTAAACCTAATCTTTTTAAAGCCATTTCGGCAGGTTTAGGTGGAGCTGCTAACCTTAACATCATTTGTCTTAACGACGTACCTGCTTGAGTTCCTTGAATACCACTAGAACCAAGTATGCCAATCGCTGCTGAAAGTTCCTCTATTTTAATCCCTTGTTGTTTTGCGATAGGACCAACATACTTGAATGATTCTCCTAGCATAGTCAAGTCAACATTTGCATTAGTAAAAGATTTTACAAGAATATCATTAAGCCCAGTCAATTCATCTACTGTCAACCCATATCCACTCATAATATTAGATGTTATATCGGCTGCTCTTCCTAAATCAATTTGAGCCGATGCAGCAAGTTGTAATGTACTTGGCATAGCCCCAAGTATTTGTTCAGCATCAAATCCAGCCATTGCTAAGAACCCCATAGCCTCACCAGCTTGTGTTGCGCTGAATTGTGTTGTTCTGCCCAGCTCTTTAGCTTGATCTTCTAGTTTTATAAATTGTGTAGCTGTAGCACCTGACAAAGCTTGAACACGATTCATTGAGGATTCAAAGTCTGCTGCGGTTTTAACAGCAACGCCTCCAAGACCAGCTATAGGTAAGGTTAAAAAAGTTGTCATGTTTGTTCCGATGTTTTTCATTTTGTTGCCAACATTTCTTAAATTTTGTCCCATATTATTAGTAAAGTTACGAACAGAATTATCGGCACGCCTTAATCCTCTTTCCATACCTGATAAATCAACATTTATATTGATATTCAAGGTTTCAACGTCCATCGCCATATATCCACCTCCTCTTAAAAACTTAATCCTATCTGGTCAATATATACGCCATTTTTTTCTTCTTTTATTTCAGATTCATTTCCAATATGTGCATTATAAAAATAGTCCCAATCACGAAACTCTTTATCCATATGTGGCAATAAAGTTACATACATATTCCACAAATTTTCTTCTAATTGTTTTTTCTTTGATTGTACATATAATTCAAAAAAATCAAAAAAATCAAGCTTTAGTATGTAATCTATATTACCATACCTCGCCATCAAGAAGTCCAACAATTCATAATAATCTATTTCGATGGCGATTTGGTAAAAAAACTAAAAGCACTGTCCTGGAATATTTGCTTTAATATATCAATTAATGCTGATATTTCTAAATCACCAACATTTTCAGGTTCAATATTGCTCACTTGGCTAATAAATAAAAATAAATCTTCCTCGCAAATATCATAATTTTCAATAATTTTTTCTATTATATCTAGAACTTTTATTTCTTGCTTTTCTTTTTTTCCTTCAAAAGCTCCTTTCATTGCGCTGAACATATTTGCTTTTTTAAGAATTTTAATAAAAGGTTTAATATCTCTTGCCTGTAATTTTCTAATTTTTATATCTTGCATAAATAACACTCCTCATTTAAAAAAATAAAGGAAAGGGGATAAACCCCTAACCTGGTATACCAAAATTTAAACTTTATTTTAAGCCGAAGTAGTCCACTGCCATGTATATGTAGATGTCAAGTTATTGCCAGCTTCGTCCTTAACACCAGTTGTGATAATTCCATTGTAAGTTGTTGAAGCTGTTAAGCTGCTATCATGGTCAAGCGTAACTGTTGCGCTGGATACACTAATTGTAGCTGTAATTGTAGTTGCAGCAGTTGGAAGTATAATACTAATGTTTTCAGCTGTAAGAGTACTTGTCAACATTGGCTCACTAAATACAATAGAAACATTTGCAGTTTGTGAGCTACTTGTAGCATTAGCACTTGGGTCTGTGCTAGATACGGTTGGATTAGTAGTGTCAGCAGTTACGCCATATACACTATCAAACCAAGCTGAACCTGTAGCAGTACTATAATCATCAGCATCAGTTCGTGTACTATATTTGAATAATCCATCATAATCCCTAGCAGTAAATTTACCATTTAGAGCAGGTGTTTGCCAATTAATTGCATCACCTTTTGTTTCATGATCGTATGCTACTTTAGCAAATTTACCTTTTAATAGCCACACATAAGTATAAGCTGTGTTGCTTCTTAATGCCCTAAATCCAAATGCAACATTTACAGGTTGATCTGTTTTTGATTCTTCCATAACTCCTGATGTGATTGTATGTCCCATTATAGCTGCATAATTTTCCTGAGATATATCAGCAACAGTAGCTTCGAGTTCCAATTCTCCAAGGCTTTCTGCTGTATCATAAGGGCCATCATCTGCAAACAATGTAGCAATTTCAGAATTTGGGTTATAAGATAAAGATATAGCTCCTTCTAATTTTACAGGCGTTTGATAACTTACGCCGCTTGTCAAATCGCTGTTTAGGATAGAATAATAAAAATTATCCAATCCTATTAAAACTTTTTTAGGCATATTATCGCTCCTTTCTAATTTTTAATTTGCATAGTCAAATTTATATCTTAAAGATGTTTGATAAATCTGTTGTTTTTTGTCATAATCTTCGAATACTATTCCAACTCTATCAAAGCCAGCAGTTTTCATAGCGCTGTCAATTGCTTGCTCAATATTTGTCGGACTGTTAGTTGTCCATATGTCAATTTGATAATATATACTAGAACCATTTTCAGCATCATCAAATTGAAGACTTGGAACACTAGTTATACGTTTATAAGATACGCATGGAATAGAGTTGAAATTTTTCGGGAAAAAATAATTTATAACGCTTGTATATGTTGATACAGCAGTTGTAGTTAAAGCTGTATATACAGCAGATTTTATATTATACATATTTTCACCTCAATTCACCCTTTATTCCATTTTTGATGTCCTTTTTTGCATCATCTTTATGCTGATAAAAAGCTGGTCCTAAATATGGTTTGCCTGGAAATTTAGCATTCCCAAATTCCTGCGCTTTTGCATATTCCACATTAGTTCCAACTTTCGTTTTGACTGTATCGCCATCACTATCTTGTTTTGTTGATATGCTTCCTTTAAGTCTGCCTGTATCAACGTTAACGATTTGTTTTGACGTTCTTTCCATCTTTAAGCCTGTTTTCATAGAGCCTTTTTTGACTCCTTGTTTGACTTTATTTGTTAATGAAGTGAATCTAAATCCAGTTGATTCTACATTAGACATATGATCACTCCTTTACTAACTTACAAATAACTTCATAATGTATGTTGTATTTTTTTACACGAAGAATTAAAAAAGTATCTCCAGATTCAATTATTCTTGTTGGAGTGCTTTTGTCTCCATTAGCAATATATGTATTTGGTTTTGTGAAAAACCTTTCTAATATATCAGAATAGCTTACACCAGATTCTGTGTCCATAGTTTCAGCAGCTTCGAATGGTTGTCTATTGACTCGGACAGTTGCAACACTCGACCAAGTTATTTCATTATACCCTTCATTGTCATTTGAACTTGTTGCTATTTGTATTGTAGCAGTTTTATCAAGAATCATGTTGGCATCACGCCCTTCTTATATTTATTAAGGACGCTTGCATATCTTTCTGTTATTTGTTTAGAAGTATCCCATTTGTATTGTAACTCCCCTTCCTTTAGGCTAATAAGTCCATTATTTTGCCTTGTTTGAGAATTATAAGATTCAGAAACCATATTAATTACAACATCTTCTAAATCATATGGCAATGTTCTACTCGTTTCAGGTTCAAGAGTATATCCAGCACTATAAGACACTTCTATATGTCGAACTGGTCCAGTTATATCTCCAACATAACCAGTTTGGTATCCGTACCAAGTCCATCCAATTCCTCTGAATACAATACCCTTATCCAAATATGTTTGTATGCTGGTTTCGTATTCTGTGCCTGCTGTATAAGTAGAAGACAAAGATTTAACAGATGTAATATAATTTATAGGAAATTCATTACAAACTAATTCTTGTTGCCCTAATCCTTTGTGCCATTCAGTGTAAGTATCTTTAATAAATTTTCGATTACAATGTCTAGAAACTAAATCACTAGCACTGTTTATCCATCTTTCAATTTGATTGTCGCTATCATAATCCCATAAATAATATGTATATGATGATATAGTTATACTTCCAGTTCGTGAAGCAGTAAAAGTTATTTGACCTAAGCTATAATCAATGGTCATATTTGCAGTTGATAAAGTAGTGCTTGCAGTTCCAGAAACCTCTGCAAATGTTCCAAATTGATTTATTGCTAAATCAGTATTATCAAATTGGAAAGTTACATTAGATGTATCTGTAGCATCTAGCGTTTCAGTTGACGTAACATCAGTTAAAGTGTATAAGTTTAAATATCTTCTTATGGTAGTCATAGTTGTTAGAGCTTGTGCAGATAAAGCCATATATTTCACCCCTTTTCAGATGGGGAATAGGGGAAATATTCCCCATATTAATTATGCTGGTGGGTTACTATCGTAATCACCAAGTACAAACCCAGCGGTAACATTACTTGTAGTAGTTGTTGCAGCAGTAACAGAAATATAAGCTTTTAGCCATCTTTTAGCTCCTAATAAATCCATGTCAATCGTATCAGAAGTTACTACAGCAGTTGAAGTCACGCTAAGTGTATATGTAGAAGATTCATATACAGTATAAGTTCCTGAAACTGTATCAGAATCATAAACATATACATGAAAAGCTGTATTATTTCCACTATTAGCAATAGTTGATATGAATAATTGTGCAGATGCTGCGCCTTTTGTATCTATTCCTTCGCCAGTTTCTTGTGCAGTTGTAGCAGCTGACATAATTCCTATGTAGCTTATTTTTGTTAAAGCTTGATCAATTAAATTTCTTCTTGAAATACCCATCTTGTCAACCTCCTTATAAAATTTTATTTATTATGAACTATGTTTCCTGTTGTAGATTAAGAAAGATTCATCATGCCTATATCCAAAATCATGCTTCATTGTAAGCTTGATAACCGTTTGATCTCTCTGGAAAGCAGAAACTAAACTTCCGCCAGTTGTATATGAAGCTTCTTGTGAACTCATAACTTCCATACTCAACTCATCACCAATCATGAACTCTGAGAAATCGCCCAAGAACATGTCATAATAAGTTGTTCCAGTTGTGGAGTTTGCTGTATCTATTTGATTTGAAACAAAATAAGGAATATTAAGTATTTTTCCGCCATTCATTTCTTCTCTATAGATGTATTGATTAGTTGTAGTTTTTAGGTTATAGAATTCTTGTTCTGTTTTAGAATTCATTAACCAGCCTGGGCTTTTCATTGGAACGTTTAAGAACTTTAAAGCTCCACGCATGATTGCAGGATCATCAGCGGACCATACAGCAGTAGTAGCAGAATAATTAGCTGTGTAATCTCTTTTGATTTTAGTTTTAATTCCAAGTGGAGTAAATTCAGTGCCTGCTCCATACATTGCTGTATAATCAAATTTCAAACCAGCTTGTCTTGTTATATCATCTCTGATAATTGAGTCAGCCATAGGGTTTGCTTGTCTAATTAAATCATTAGAAACTGGAACTAATACAGTCAATTTTTTCCCTGACATTGTTTCGTTGCCGAATTCCTGTTGTGATTCTGTTGCATCTGCATTTTCGCCTTGATAATAAGCAGTTGCTCCACCAGTAAGTTTAGGAATAGAAATATTGCCTTTTGGCATTGGAACTCTTTTAGCTCCAGTTCTATTAATTATAGAATCGGATAACAATAGTTCTATTACCTCAGTTGACATTTCTTGATCAATCAAGAAACCACCATCGGCTGGAGTAGTAGAGGAAAGAGCTTTTAATGTTTCATGTAATTTTAAATCATTTGGATACATTCCAGTATTTGATCTTTCACCTTTCGCAAAACGTAAAGCTTTTTCAGGATCATTTTTTGATAGTGCTAATAATTTTGCAACTCTAGTAAATACAACACTATTATCTACTTTTTCTGCTTTTCTTTCTGATTTCTTTGATTCAAAAACTTCATTATATTTTCTTTGTGTTTCCTCTAAAGGTTTTACTGCTTCATTGATTTCACCTTTAACAGTATCCTTTATCATATTTTTCAATTCATCAATCTTCATTTCTAATTACCTCCTTTAATTTTGTTTAATTCTTCTTTCAAAACACCTTTGATTAATTGTTTGATTTCATCTTGTTCAATTTCTAGTTCATCTAAAGCATCATTTTTTTCAATTTCATCAACAACAATTTCATCAAGGTTAATTTCATTTTTTTCTTCTTCATCATTTTGTTTTTCTAAAATTTCTTTGTTGCTTTTATATAAAAAAGACACTTCCTCTTTTAGTGCCTTTATTAAACAATTTGTTTCTTCAATATCTTTTTTGAATTTTTCTATAATGTCAATTTGATATTTTTCTAAATCATTTTTAGTTAATTTTGTTTCTTTATTATCTTGTTTTACGATTTCTTTTTTCTCAATAAAAGTATCGAAATATTCATCTTTCTCAATTTCTTTTTTGAATATCTTAATATCTAATCCCTTTACTTGTTGTAAAGCCTCTGGGTTAGAGGGAACAGGAACAGCAGATAATTCAAGCAATTCTTGTTTGCTAAAATCAATCCCTTTATTTTCATCATTGTATTCGCCCTCTATAGCCTTAAATCCAACACTAACTGCATTCAGATACTTATTTTTATACATATGATAAACAGTATCAGCAAATTTAGCATGTTCGGAAGGATTCTTTTCATCACTAGATAGTTCAGATATTTTCGGAAATTTCACATCAAATATTAAGCTTTTATCTGATTTTAGTAATGAAACAGTTTTTCCAACTGGAAGCGTTCCATAATCATGAACTGCAAGAAATACAGGGTTTTTCATGTAATTATGAGTTTCCCATCCATCTGATTTTATTGTATCATTATCGCGATCTTTGCTTTCAGTTGTTCCAACAAACCTTAATACACGTTCATCTTCATTTCCAACTTCTTTGACTTTAAAGTTTTCATATATCTTTTTGTTCATAAAATCACCTCACTTAAATTAAAAATCTGTGTTATCGTGCAATCTATTAATCGTTTCTTGATCAATGTCAAGATTAAATAAAATAAATTCTGATAAATAACCCTTATAAGCACCACTGCCAGACAAGAAATCGTTCCCAATTTGACTTAACGTTCCACCTTGATCAACATTTCCCTCTGCAAAAGCTGAATCCGTTTCATACAAAACTCCATCATAAAATCCTTTAGCAACAGTGTCATTTCTCGTAAATGTATATGTTTGATTAGCTGTATTGATTCCAGCTTTTTTTAATGCTGTATATTTATCACTCGTCGCACAATTAGCATTAAAAGTGTATCCATATGCTTCCGCAGCGTTTTGTTCACACCAAAACCCAGTTCCAGCAGCTTGCTTTAAAGTGTATACAACATTCCAGTTATTTGGAGATGCATCTGGATTTATCCTAAAATATGAAGTGAATTTCAAGCCAAATTCACTTAATATATTGTCATTGTTTTCTAATACATCGCCATTTGGATCAGCTGCGCCATCAAAATATATAAAATTTGTATTCATCGTTCCTGAACTAACTATCAATGGTCTATTAGCGCTATTGGATTGACTCCAGTTGTAATTTCCAGCTTGATCATACATTATATTTACATAACCATCTGTACCAGCACAAAATTCCTCTAATGTATCTTGATCGACAAGTCCATTAACGAATTCTATATCTTTTGTTTGGCTATCACTTGCCCTTATAACTTGCATACAATATCCTGTATAATTTCGATTAATTAATCTTTTGCTAATACATGTAATTACATTATCAAAATCAATATCAAGGCCATATGCATAAGTATAAGGATTAATAATCGGGTTTATGTCTGGGTTTATGCTTGGTTTTAAAATCGGTTCCATGCAATCACCCCTTTTTTATGTGCCTTCTAATTCTGTTATTATTACATTTAAAGTCGAATTTGATGTAACAGCTGCGTCGGCTTCAAATCCAATAGAAACACTTGCATTGTTAAATAAGCCTCTTACATGTGAATGAACTGCATCAACACTTAACCCTTTGGTTGTAGAAACTGCTGAAATTGTAACAGATACAGCTAAGTCACTTGTAAATGAAGCAGTTCCAACTGTTACAACAGGTCTTATATCTGCGCTTATATCACTTACCGAGTCTGTTGTTATCATTACTTCATGTAAAAGTGTTGTTGTAGTTTGTGAGCTTGGGAATGAAAGTGATAATGTTTGAGTCGTTCCAGCAGTTACACCCGCTGTAAATGTTACTGTTCCAGTAACAATCACCTTCCCGCTCCTATTTGTTCTTAGCATTCAAACACCTCCTTATATAGCTTCTTGTATCCAATATAATATTACTGAAACTTCTCCGTCTTGCGATGAAGAGTTTTGCACTCGAAAAAGAATCTGTTCATCAGGATTCATCGTAACGCACGCATTTAGTAATGCTGGCTGGGCTGAATATGCTCCTGTAGTTCTTCCACCTATTACTTCTTGTGCAAATATTTTTCTTGTTAAAAATAAAGTGCCTGTTGCTGTAACTGTAACACCAGCTATTACGGTTAATTGTGGATCATCTGCAAAATTTCTATTTAAATTAAAAGCATTCGTTAATGGCGTTCCTCCGTTATAACCTGGGTCTATATATGCTTCCAAGAAATATTCAGGAAAATTAATTTGTATATCCGAGCTTAATACTTTTATCCTATATCCAGCTTCTGCAGATATAATAGTATCTGTTGTTTGACCAGCAGAATACGAGCTTACAAAAGATACTTGATATTGGTATCCAAGCTCTTGGCTAATAGTTTGATAATCCTTGCTTTTTGAATACATTTCATTTTTATTAGTATCTGTTAAGTTGATTAAATGTCTATATATTTCCTTTGTTTGCATTTTAACCACTCTTTTCATTTGTATTATTAAATTTTTTTAGAATCCATTTTTTATCCTCGTGTTTCTAACATAAGATCAGTTTTTTTAGCCACTAATACAAAATGTTGCTCTAAAGCTTCCATGTATTTTTTTGTCATTTCATTTAATTCATTAATATGAGATTCATACTTAAGCAGTTCTACATTTTTATAACCCATTTCTACCTCCTTATTAAACTCCACGCATTTTTATTAAACTCCACACATTTTTATCCTAAATTTTTCCTAATTCTAATTATACAAAACATTAATTTTGTATAATTAGACCAAAATTTTAAATAACAGGTAAAAGCGCGCATCTACAATTTGGCTCTCCAGGTTGCATTAATCCATTCGAAAATGGTTTGTCAATATCAACCACTTCACCTTCAATTGCAGAATGTTCTGGTCTAACTCTATTATCTTTAGCAGTTGACCATTCTTTTTGTTTTACATCAGCTGCTTTATAAGTATTTAAAGCCCCAACGTTTACACTTGTCATTGTTTCAGTTCTTGCGATCAATGTAGCTCTATAATCTTTTGCTTCGGAATAAACAGAGCTAACTCTATCACGTAATTTTGGTATAGATTCGCCTTCATTTATTCCTTCTGTTAATGTTTTTCTTAAAGCATCTTTTGTTGTATCGTTAATTCCTTTTGCTTTTTCTAAACCTTCCTTTTCTACCCATTCTGATAATTTAGGATTAACCAAATCGAATGATATCCCTAAACCAAAAGCCGAATTTGATATCTTATAGCCTTCTTCTAAAGCTTTAAGCCATAGTGGTGTTAGTTCTGAATATAATAATTCAGCCTCTTTATCCCAATCCAGCACTGCTTCGATATCGTATTCTTTTTTATAAGATTTCTTTAGTGATTCATTTACTTTATTTTGTTGCTTTTGAAAATATTTCTTCATTGTACTAATAAATTGTTTCTCTTGTTTTTCTGCTGTTTCATCAGCCAATGTAACAAAATCAATTTTTTGTTGTTGTGTTAGTTCTTTTTTTTTAATGCCTTTTTCAGCATTTGGATTATTTTGTTCTAAAATTGCATCTGGTATTTCCACGCCTTCCTTGACAGGTGTTGGAATCATATTTAACGGAGTATATAAAATTTGTCCTCTATCATCTGGCAGTGGATCATATCCATTTGAAATTCGCCACTCATCAACAGTCAAACCGCCCCATTTAAGACCGTCATTATGTCTTTGCAATTCAAACTCCTTATCCTCAGGCACTACATTGTCATGCTGGACATAAATATTAGTCCCAAAATCTGGTGTTAATTGTTTGTTGATGGTATCATCGATAAATTTAAGCTCTTTTCTCAATACATTTTTTGTATAAAGATAATATGCAGCATCTATCGTGGACCGATTGGAGTTTTCTAGTATTCCAAACAATTCTGGTGGAATACAAAAATGCTGGTTTGATAAATCCCTTAGATATTTTCTGGATGCAACAAAATCCATATCTTTGTTAGTTTCTTTTAGAATTTTAATTTGAGCATCCCAGTTTAACCAAGCCATTTTGTCTTGATTATTATAACCACCATATTTTTGATTCCATCTTTTTTCTACTCTATCTATTGCATCATCATCTGCCCCTGGCATCATTCCGACTGCCTTAGGAATTGCATTATTCCAGAAGAAACGTTTTTGTTGTTTGGCCATGTACTCATCTGTTTCGAGTTCATCGCCAATTCCTTCCGCTCTACCCATTCCGCGTAAATATGGGTTATAAGCATCAGGTTTTTTGAAATAAACCATGTCCCTAGTAGGTACCTCTATTAATGAAGCACTTGTATTCCCCTGAGGGTAGATTTGAAACGTTTCTCTTCCCTGAGATGGGATAGCAAATACCCAACTTGGTGGAACAGGCCATAATTGTGTAACTACATCTAAAGCATTTCGTTCTTTGATCCAAAATGCTTCTCCAGATGGCAGTAATAAATATACCATTGTCAGATAAAACAAGGCATATTCCGTTATGGTATCGTCAAGACAAGGATTCTGTAAAAGCTTATATAACCTGTGTGTTTCTTTTTTGAATTTATTCTTATCATATTTGTTATACACGCCATAACAGGCACAACCAACATCTGATGCAATTTGATGCACAGGATTCATTCGTGGGCTTTTGCTATATAAGTCAATCCAATCTGCTGTACTTCTGCGTGGTGGCTCGCCATAACTAGGTAAAAAGCTCTGCTGGAAGCTTTGAGCGTTAGGATTGCCAAATATAGCACTTTTAACAAGGCTAATTCTTTGTTTAAATCCAATTTTTTGTTTCGGAAAATCTCGAGGGTCAAACAAGTTATCACCTCCTTATTTAATATAGAAATTTGGTTTTTTAAGCTGCTTTATTAAACTCTGTAATGCATCTGGAGCATCATCATGTTTTGTTGTCTTTGAATATGATTTAACCTGCTCGTTGAAATTTACATTAATCTTGTTGAACAATATATTTCCTCCAGTTATGTCTGGCTCCATTTTCATGATTCTTATATGTTTATTTACCTGCTCCCATTGGTATAGAACTGATCTATATAAATTTTCATTACAAAGTTTCTTTATTAATTCTGACTTTAATAAATCCTTAAATAAGTTTGATTCAAAGATAATTTCCTCAATTTGAGGATAAGATTTAATAAAAGCGCAGACAGTTTCCATAATCTTATATGGGTCGTCTCGGGATAATCTAGCATCTTTGATAAAATAACCACCGTTCAATTCTCCACCTACGACATAAGCTGAATAATCATTCTTGCCCTCAGATGGATCAACAGCTAGCTTCAATTTATCTAATTTTTCAGGCCATTTATCCCAATATACAATATTTTTAAATTTATGATCATCAGAGTTTCGAGGTTCGTTTTGATCTTCTTTCCAGAATGCATCTTCTCCAAAAGTTTCTCTGTCTAGCATAACGTTATAATATGCTCCAGGATATTTTGTTTTATCTGGTGGCACTTTATTTGGCCATAAAACTTTTGTACCCTCTATCATTGCCATTTTATTTTCTATATAGAAATTGTAGGCATTTTCAAACCTGTTTTCATCTTTTATATTCCTATATATTTCTCTCCATCTATCCCACAAGGAATCATTTTTAGGAAAAGAAATAACCCTTTTTAATTTTGTTGTTTTCCAACTTGGGTCATTTTCTATCTTTGCCAACAAACTATCTTCACTCAATAATGTCCCAATATAAAAGAAATCTGTGTTATATTGTCCCAATCTCCCAATTTCTTCTCTGAAACAAAGTTCTAGCTTTTTAAATAAGCTTTCGCTTTCTATTGTCATCTTATCTTCTAAATCATCTAATATAATTAGATCAGGCCTAGTGTCTTTGTTTAATCCTCTCAATCCTGATTTCCAGCCCGAACATGCCACCCACGTGCCTTTTGCAAATATTTCATCATTGTTCCATGCATGCTCTCGCTTGTTCCTGAATTTCCCGAAATCTTGTTCTATAGCTTTAGTTTGCAAAGCTTTTTTAATTTTTCCTAAAAAATTCGAGGCTATATCATTATTGGAGCTTATAAAAAATATAAATTTCTTTTTTTGATAACAAGTTGCCCATGTTGGCATAGCAAAAGAGCAAAATGTCGATTTACCATGTTCACGCGGAGCTATTATAGCCTTTTTTTCACGTGAATTCGATTCAATTGTCTGCTTCAATTGATGAACAATAGTTCTGCTATAATCAGCAAATTCTCTTTCGAATTGATCTGGCAAATAAGCTTTGCAAAAATATTCAGGGTAAATTTCTCCCAACATTCGCCTTAATCCGTTTACGCCTTCAAGAGGATATGCTTTTAATATATCAACTACATTTGCTTCACCAAATTCTTTAGCTACATATTCAATCAATAAATCTTTTTGGTATCCAAACATAAAAAACACCTCATTTAAGCAATAAAAAAAGACCATACTATTAGAATATATTCCTAATAATATGGCCTACTTGAAGCACTATTTTTTATTAAATTGTATATCTATTCTTATTGTAACATTTGCGCTATTTATTAACGCAGTTTGACCAGCACTATAAACTAAAACTGCGTTTTTACATCTTTGACAAATAAGTCTATATTTAGCATCATCACCTTCTAAATAATGTGCTAACACCCTATAACAAAATGGACATTTAACTTTCTTTGTTTCCATATAACAGTTCCTTTGCATTTAATAAACTATTTTGTACTGTTTTTATTATTTTCTCCATCTTTGAATACCATTTTATGTAATTGGCGCCCATAGAAATCAAATTATCATTATTTTTAATCAACTCTATTTCAAATGCTAGATGCACAGATTGAACAATATGCATCAATAATAATTGAAATGTTTCGTTGTATTTAACTGTAATGTCAATGCGATTTTTGACTATTTCATTGTATAATTCTCTTATTTGTTCTTCATCTTTCTTTAAATCTAATGTACTTAAAATTTTATTTTTCTCTTCACAGATATTTTTTCCTTCTATGCATAAGTTTAATATTTCTTGTATATCATTTTCAGCTTTTAAAAGTTTTTCTTTAACCATTTGTTTTTCTTCTTCTTTAACTTCAAAGTCTTTTAAATTTTCTTTTATGATTTCAAGCGGTTTTTTCTCTTTATCTTTCATATATTTTGATATTGCATTTTGAAATGTGTCGATGTGAGTGCCTTGTATATATGCACCGCCCTCTGTTGCATTTATCGTTGTTCCATTAGGATTTTCAGCAATATCAACCTCATAAGCTTTTAAAAATTCCCACCATCCTGAATTTGTTTTAACATTTTCTTTAACGTTCCCTTGTACGTGGAAAATATCTTCACCTGCACTTGAGAACGGAACATCACATGCATGAGTTTCGTCATTTTCGCCATATGCTAAATCTTGACCAATTAGTATTATAGGATCACAACCCAATTTTTGAGCTATTTTGTAAGCCATATTGGAAGATGATAATTTGATATTCATCATTCCTTTGTCAATCCCAATCCATTTAAAATGATCAAATTTCCTATATACCATTATTTTAGGTCCGTTATAAGCCTTATAAACATGATTAAAAAGGACTGGACAAGTTGTCATGTATACATCCTTAACTTCTTCTTCATCATGATTAGCAAAAAATTGTTCAACCGCATGTTCACGCTCTAAAGATGTAACCATATGTGGCTTGATCCCATTATCCATCAACAAATGAAAGCTGGCGTCAACGCTAAATATCAACGCCTTGTCTTTTATATCTTTTAAAAGATGCATATTCTTTTTCAATGACGGACCAGTTGCAACCACAACAGCAGGGTAACCCTTGAACTTATCATATAATTTATTTATTCCAGGATTTTCGACAATTTCATTCAAGTTATCTAGCATGTTTTCAACACCAATCAATGAATCGTCAGGATCGTTGCCGAAATTTTTCAAAGTTGACCAGTTTGCTTCAATTACTTTTGCATATGCCATCTTATAATATTCTTTTCCTATACGCATTGCATATTGTGTTGTAAGTGGCTTCATTGCACCACCCAACAGCATTACTTCCATTCTATTCAGGAAAAATTTCTTTAATTCTATTAATAATCTATTTGGATTATAGCCAACAAATAGATGCACTTTATCATTATTGATTATTGTTGATAAATCTATTGTATTCATTGCTGCTGTAAATGCTTGTATATCTTTTTCTATTACAATAACTTGATGCACATGTTTTTGTGGCCCATAAGTTTGAAGAAAATAGCCTAACTCATAACCAAGCCCAAGGCCTAGAAAAATAGGCAAACATATTTTTTTTATTTTTTTTAATTTTAGTGGTTTCCATTGTTTTTCACACCATTCATTAATTTTGCCAGTATACCAAGGTTCTTCAACGATATTGTGCTGTATATTTGCAACACAATTATCTATTTTAAAAATTGAATAATCCAGAATTTCTGTTTGTGCTACTCTTGTAGCTAGCTCTGGATATTTCAATGAAAGAGAAGTCATGTTTTTTTCAAATACTTCTCTTCTTTCTTGTCTATTTGTTTTACCCATATTTACTCCTTATATTTAATTATTTCTTTTTTTATCTCCTCTACAGACATAAAATTATTATTATCTCCACTGTTTTTACCAATTTCTATTTCTTCATGTATTTTTTCGCCTTCTCTTAATCCAATAATTTTATATTCACAATCTAAAGCTTTAACTAAATCAATAATTCTAAATGATTTCATTGTATTCATATAAATTTTCCCAGCTTGCCAGTTGTAATTCATGGAATGCCTTACAAGATCACAGGCTTTATCAATATCAATCCAATATCTTGTGCATTTTTCATGTGTGACAGGTAATCTTTGTACTCCTTTATCTTTAAGTTTTAAAAATAAAGGGATAACACTGCCATTGCTAAAAGCTACATTTCCATATCTAGCAATGCTAAAGCCTATATTGTCATCTGCTGCTAAATAATTAGCATTTAAGAATATTTTTTCTGCCATCGCCTTGCTAATTCCATATGTATTTATAGGATTTACAGCTTTGTCTGTTGATATTAGCAAAGTTTTCTTTACTTTGTTCTTAATTGCACATTCAATAACATTTTCAGAACCGTTAATGTTCGTTTTTATAGCTTCTAGTGTATTATACTCGCATGCATCTATACACTTAATCGCCGCAGCGTGGATAACTTCATCGACACCTTTCATAGCAATGTTTAATCTTTCTTTATCTCTTACATCGCCGATAAAATAACGCATAAAACTAGGATTCCCTAGGGAATCCTTCAATTGTTTTTGTTTTTGCCAGTCTCGGCTATATACTATAATTTTATGATTTACAGACCACTTATTAATTAACTGATTTATATAAGCTGTTCCAAAGGTGCCAGTAGCTCCTGTTATTAATAAACTTTTCATAATTTCCTCTACATATTAATTATTTTTTTTCTTTTCTTCTTCTTTTGGTTTTTTGGCTATTAATGCCACAAAAAATATCATCAAAAGATAGAAGAAAAATATCCAAAAAATTATCATTTTACGCGCATAACTTTTATAAATTCTGGAGTAGCTTTTGGATATATATTTCCACAATAAATTTTATGATCTTCGCAAGATACATACTCGCTTAAATCTTTGCATTTTTTACATTTTATTGCCCTATTTAAACAATCACCTTTTTTACACTTCATCACAACCACCCCTAAAATATTCGATTATTTGTTCTGGTGTTCTTGCAAATTCGCCAGCATCCAATCCTGTACTGTCGCTTAGTTTGAAATGCCATTCTATAAAATCTGGTTGATAATTTTTGTATAATCCAAAATTAATAGTATGATCTGATATTCCATAACCATAATTTATAAAAGAATGTAGGTCATCACTTCCACCAAATTTTATTTCGTAATCTGCTCCAGTAGCTGGGTATTTGCTTATACATAATAATTTTACAGCATTATTAAGATGCTGATACTGTTTTATTTCTTCAATATTATCTAAACTGATATAAATTGGTAAACCACGCGGGATGTAATCAATTAAAGCTTTAGCTTTTTTGTTATTAGCTATTTTTACAAAAGGTATGTCATATTCCATCAAAAACATAAGTGATTCTTTGTCAAAAACACTAGCAGTTGTTTTTAATTTATTGTTGTATGCATATGTGTAGGCTTTATCGAAAAGATTTTGAGAAAGTGGTTTATTGTCACCAGCTTCTTTAAAAAGTTGATGTTTTATGATTATTTCGTAGTTTTTGAGCTCTTTTTGTATGTTTTTACAAGCTGTTATCATTTTTTTACAATATTCCCACCTGTTTTTATGTGTATTTCCACTGCCTAAATCAAGAATGATTTGTTTTTTCATTTTCTACCTCCTTAAATAATAAAAAGACCACTTAGGTCTTTTTAGAAAGAGGGAAATTACAATAGTTTACATAAAACTCCCATTGTAAATAATTATACCCTATTTCTTTTTAAAATGCAAATTTATTCATTTTTATTAATTTTAGTTAAAAAAAATAGCAGATAAAATGTGTTATGACACCAAAAGCACTGAGACGGTCATATAGGTCATTGACATTCCGTTAAGCTTTTCACCACTAAGACATCTACCTATACCTGTTCTAGCATTAAAGCTACCTTATGCATTCATGTAAGGCCTGTTGTGCTACTCCTTAGATGATGGCTACCTCTAAGCCAACATTTTTTATCTGCTATTTATTAATGGCATTACTATGTGATATTACTTTGAATATGTTCCTAGAACATTTCTTTTTTGTCTGTTTAATGTTCTTTTTCTTAACCACATTAAAGCTTCTTCTAATTTTGTTATAGCTACAGCGTTTTCTCTGCAACTAAAATCACTATTTTGAAAATGTTCTAATCTATCAATTACTATTCCTATTAAATCTTCATTAAAAACTCCATTTAATCCACTTTCTTTTAAAGGACCTTCTTGGAAATGTATACTTCCAAGAATTATATCATGAGCGCTTTTTATAAAATACTTATGTGGTGAATTGAAAGTGATTTCATCACTTTCAATATATGTATAATCTGTTGTTAATAAGTCATTATCCACTTTTTTTAATTCTCCATTATAATTTTTCATATTAACTCCTTTATAATTTTTCATATTAACTCCTTATTCGTCCTTGATCTCCTACGATTCTTCTTAAAGAGTTTATGTATCGTCATACATTCTTTTTTTAAGCTGTTTTAACCTTATAAGCTACATGCCATATATTTATATTATACCATATAATTCAAGATCAATTCAACTAAACTCCTCTCTTAAAAAATAATAGAAGCTATTCATCATATATTTTGCAATGTATTCTTTTTTTATAAAAGCAATATGTATATTGTATCTATGCTGATAAGTTAATATAGAAGCAAAATAAGACTTTTTATTAAATTGTGTATTATAATTTCCTGTTATTATATCATTCAGATTAGAATTTTCTACTAATAATATAAATTTACAATCCTTTTTTCTCAATAACTCATTTTCAAACTGAATTCTATTTTGAGCTAAATTATTACTTAATTCTTCTAAACTGTTTTTTCTTTCAATGACTATTTGATTAGAAAAATACAAATCCCTATTAAAAGTTAGTTCATTTGCTTTTATATAAAAGCTGTAATCACCATAGTCAAGTTTTTTGTTTTTATATTCTATTTTCTTTTTTTCTAAAAAATCAATTATGTGATTATTTTTTTGTTCTCTCGTGTCAATTAATACAACTAGATTTTTAAATATATTATCTATTTCTTCTTTATTAAAATTAAGTATCTTCATAATACCACCTTTTAAACGCCTCAGCATCGATTGAAAAATAGATTGAATCGTAACATTCGCCTAAGAAAAATTTTCTTTGTGGCAATATAGTTACATACATCTCATATTTTTGTATTATTTTGTACCAAAAATCCACAGCTTTGCTACAAAGATAAGTTTCTCCGTAGATATTAAGTAATCCCATATTATTAAAACCATGCTCTAGTAATTCATGCACCGCTCTGGTCCCATGTCCTAAATGTTGATATTTTTTTCTAATAAATAATGATATTTCAGCCAGACCATTTTCCCATTCGATATTAGTTATGCCACCCATTCCAATTAATTCATTTTTCATCTTTATTGCAAAATATCTATGATTTGAATTTCTATTACAAACAACATTATTATAAAAATCTTCTTGCATTTCTCTTGTTAAAAAAAAAGAAGTCCTTAACCCACTTATATCATTATTCCGTTCTTGCCTTATTATTTCACAAGCTTCTTTAGTTAATGCATCTAATCTCAGCACTGAATCGCCTCCCTATATATCTCGCCATCTTACATTGCCTAATATCTTTATCCTATAATTTTCAAACATAGTTTTCAAAACTTTATTAATTCTTTGTCCTTTGCAAAACAGCCATGGGTTAATAAAATATTGTCTCCCATGACTATTTTTCCCCTTATACAATATATCTTTCTTTATCAATAAATTAATCGTCTCATAACAAACACTCCGACTTAAACCTGTTAACCTTGGAAAATCCTCTGTATTAATCTGCTTATTATTCAAAAACTTTAAACAACAATCATTATATCCAATATACGGAATTATAGAAAATAAAAAAGCCTTTTCATTCGTGCTAAGACTAGACATCAATTTCACTATTTCCTTTATATGGCCCTTGAAAAATGATTCCAAATTCCATACATCTGTATTTTTTAAATATTCCGTTGACTTTTTTCTAATAATCTTATCGCCACCGTTTATTTCGTCGATTATTTCCCCATCCTGGTCTATTATATATTTTTTTGTCAAAATATACCTCCTTTGGAAAATCCGCCCCCGCGGACATAAACCCCCCAAAAAATCCGCCCCCACGGACATAGGAAAAAGCCCGCTATCCATTGATATAACAGGTCTAGAGTACGTTTTTTTTGGATTTGGCCCCTCTTTTCTTATAACTCTAAATGCTTAATAGGATTTCAAAAAAGAAAAAACCTTATTCGGTCCTTGCTTCGAAGCCTCTAAAAGACCGCGCTCAAACCTAAAATAATCTAACCTTGTATCATTTATGCCCTTAACCGCATAGTACTCAATTATCTCGTTTAATGCTTCCTCATATTCTCTATAACTACCCATTATTTACCCACCCCACATTTATAAAAATAATAATCCCAAACATATAACTATTATACAAAGAAATATCATTAATCCTATCTCCATTTTATTACTCCTTTTTATTTTGACGGAAATTTTTAAGTAGGTTACTGCCGCCCCTCGTCCGTTTATTTAGGACGTCAACACTCCCGCCCCTCTCCCCACTGGAAGCCATTCCAATAACTTACAACAGCTATATCCAGATGTTAGTATTCTTATTAGACAAAATAAAATTTTTGTCTCATTAGAATTATTATAATATCTTCTATATGCATTGATACAACAAGGCTGTGTCGATATGCTTATTATATCTATTATAATTGGAAAATACAATGGCTGATTTGCTTCCAACTATGTTTTTTAATGTAAATATTACTATGATTTATAACTGGAAATTGATATTGTTATTGGTTTCCAGTACTTGATTAATCTTTTAATTTCGCTTATAGTGTTGCGATGGTTTGTATGTACAATATTATTCTTTATTCTTTATTCTTATTATTCTTTATTATTATTAATAATGAGATAATAAAATGAATTACAATATTCATGATAAACAGTTCTGGTATAAGTACAATTGATACGAAGGTTACGAGTGCGGTGAATGGGCAAGTTCGGCATGCATGGAATAAATCGATTACCACTCCCCTATCTAGTTTATAGCAAAAATACAGTGCAGATGCTGTGAGAAAATATGCCAGAATATGTATGCTTAATAATATGAACATGGTCCCTCCTTTTTGTGTGAATTTTTTTGAGTATGATGTGGATGATTTTTGATGATATACCCCCCTGGTTAATCGGTTGTATCTTCTTCTATTTGTTTGGTTTCTGGTACAGATTCTTCGAGTTCTATTGCTTCTGCTTTGAGTTTTTGGAGTCTGGTACGTTCTAGTGACTCCTTGATTTCTTCGGCGGATAGTTGTTGTTTTTCTGATACATGAGTGATAGTCTGATTTTGGGCGAAGTATTTTGGTTGAGTACGTTCGAGCCACCAGGCTGATGCTGTCCAGTGTTTTTTGTCCTTGGCTGCTGTTTGAATATTTTGGACATTTCTCATAATTGCTTCTGATTCGGCAGCTTCTATTTTGTTCACGAGATCGACGCAACATTCTTCGAAGTCGGTTATTTCCTGGTTATTTTCTAGCTTCTCTTTTGCTTGATGTCCTATTTTTTTCCATTCATAGAATCTTTCATTTGATACGTTCACGTATTTGCATGCATGCCTTACATAGTTCCCGTTCCTGATTAACGTTGCGAGTTCATCGACAATTTGTGGAGTTAATTTTCTATTTGCATTCATTCTTACCACCTCTATTTATGAAAATAATTTATTTTGTCCTTTAGCTCATTTATTCTTTTGTTGTCCTGATCTTTGATATTTTCCTTTATTAATTTTAATAGGATTTCTTTATCCTTTTTAGTAAACAACATTTGTTCATCTATTCCTTTGCAACTCATTTTAATTCTCCTTAACAGCTTTTTTATTTGTGTATTCTTCCCATCTTTTTATTATTACATCGCAGTATTTTGGATCAAGCTCCATCATATAACAATTACGATTAAGGTTTTCGCATGCTATTAACGTTGATCCTGATCCACCGAACAGGTCTAAAATATTATTGTTGGTTAATGATGCATGATCTAATGCTGTTTCTACAAGTTCTATTGGTTTCATTGTTGGATGAAGTTTACTATTTTTGGGCCTATCTATTTTCCAAATATTTGTCAAGTTTCGGTCATTTGAAAATAGTTTCCCTTTCTTTGACCACCCAAACCACAATGGCTCATACCCATTCTGATATTTTCCTCTTCCCATAGAGAAGTTATCTTTTTCCCATATAATTGTAGTGCTACAATTCATTATATTGTCGGCTTCCATAAACATAATTCTACCGGGTGGGCCTGGTGGTCCTGCCATATAAATGCAACCATCTACATATTCACTTAATATTCTGATAAATTTATTACAAAAAACTTTGAAATCGTTCTTACTCATGTTGTCATTCTCGATTTCTCTTTGCTTAAATTTAGGATGTTTTATATTGCCATAATTAATATTATACGGCGGATCAGTAAAAGACATTTGAATTTTATTCCCGTTTAACAACTTCTTTACATCGTTTTCATTGGTGCTGTCTCCACACATAAGCCTATGATTACCTAATATAAAAATATCACCCTTTTGGCTTGTTGGTTCTTCGATCTCATCTACTTCTTTTGATAAATCGAAGTCATCTGCATCCTTTTCTTGTTTAAATTCTAGTGGTTCGAATCCAAATGGCTTCATATCAAAGTCAAGTTCTGTTAATTCATATAGTTCTAATTTCAGCTTTTCATTATCCCATTCACTGAAATCTGCTGTTTTATTGTCTGCCAATCTGTATGCTTTTACTTGTTCTTTTGTTAAATCATTGGCTCTCAATATTGGGATTTCTTTTAAGTCTAGCTTTTTGCTTGCTTTGTACCGAGTATGGCCACATATAATTACATTATCTTTGTCAACAACGATAGGCTGTTTAAATCCAAATTGTGATATACTTTCTGCTACTTTATCAATTGCTTTGTGATTAAACCTTGCATTTTGTTTATAAGGTTTAATTTTATCAATTTTCATGTATTCTATTTTCATCTTATTTATCCTTTTATCATATAGTTTTTTTATATAAAAAAAAGATGCTACTTTTGCAACATCTTTTATAAAATATCTTTTAAGTTCAACTTATCCACATCCTTGATTCCATACCAGCATAATATTTTTATTAATATGCTCTGCATTTTTACATTGCTTTTTTTCGTATCCTAGCGACTGAAATAAAGGCATATTATACACAGGGTTAATATAGCCCGTTTTAAAATGAAAGTCGTCATATGGTGTATTTTTATCGATTTTTTCGGTATCTGTAAAAGCATACCTGTAATAACTATGTAATACATCATCTCTGTGTTTTATAGGGAAATATTTAGCATTTCCCCTATACGTTTCTAGTATTTTATCAAGCTTCTTAAGTTGTTCTATTGCCACAACTGCTTGCATTTCAGTCATTCTGAGATTAAGACCAAGTGCTCTTTCATACCCTTTTATGCTAAATCCTTGTGATTGCATATCATTTACCACTGCTTCTGCATGATTCATAACTAACCTTGCTTTGAATGCAGTTTCGCTGTTATCTGTTAATATTACCCCGCCTTCTCCTGTTGTTATATGTTTATGTGTATTAAATGATAAAATCCCAACATCTCCAAGCGTTCCAGCAAATTTATTTTTATACTTTGCTCCTATTGCCTGTGCTGCATCTTCTATTACAACAATATTATTTTCTTTTGCTATTTTATTGATTCTTTCGACATCATAGGTATGTCCAAATAAATCAACAACAATAATTGCTTTTGTATGTTTTGTTATTTTCTTTTCTATATCATCTGCTGATAGACAAAAATAATCTTCTTCGATATCAGCAAAAACTGGTGTGTATCCTGCCCATATAGGTATGCTGGCACTGCAAGTCATGGAATATGGCGTTACTATTACTTCACGATGTTCTTTTTCAAAATTAAATTCACACGTTGCCACTAACGCTATCAATAACGCTGATGTTGCGCTGTTACAACATATAGCATAATTAGAATTGAATTTATCTGATATTTTCTTTTCCAATTCTTTTATGTTCTCACCGCCCTGAAATCCTGCGGAATAATTCCCCATATAGCCAGAGAGCCCAAATATACCCTTTTTAAATAATTTTTTCATTTCTATAATTTCTGTATCAAATTTATTTAACATTTTATCAATCCTTTTTTTGCAATTAAAAAGACTGCCCTGGGGGACAGTCCTCTTATATACATCTTTTCTTTTCTAATATACTATGAGCTTTCACTTATTATTATATCATACTTTTTAAATTAATCAAGCTCATCTTCAAGAAATAATTTCAAGTATGAAACTGGCGTCATAAATATGTTTCCATTGTTGCCAGGCTCTACTTTGTCGAATATGCCAACTAGTTCACCATATGGATTATATACAGGTCCACCAATTGATAAGTTTATTCCATCTTCACCTTGTTCCCCTATATCTCCATTTAACCTGTTGTCTGTGTCGTTGTTAAGAAGGCTGTATAATACTCCATTTGAACTATATTCATAATTAATTTTCTTTATTTCTCCATCACTTATTTGATTAGCTACCAGTAGCTCATTGCCAGGTGTTTCTGTTGATGTTATCAATGTTGTTTTGCTGTATTTCTTTGCATTTTTATCTGCAAGTTTAACAACAAATTTATTTTCATGTCCTTTTGTGTCTACCATTGCACAAAGCCTGTTTTTATTTCCTCTGAAATTGATGATATCTATATCATCGTCATTCCAGAGATATGCTTTTAATTTACCAGGCCCTAAATCTCTTGATCTTTTCATTACTTCCCAATTTGTAGCTATTTTGCTTGGCCTGACAAAGAAGCCATTGCCTAAGGCTATTTCTTCTCCTTCGATAACCTTATAAATTCTTACACTTGCTTTTTTCAAACTTTCCATATTTCCATAATTATTTGCACCGAATGTTGCTATTTTGTTCTTTCCGTCCCAATTTACAGTAAATCCAAATTTCTCAAGTAAGAATCTTAATGGTGCATATGTAGAGCCATCAACATTTATCATTTTATCGCTTATGTCTTGTTCTCCTAAAACACTTTTATATGTACAATCTTCCCATGTTCCTGCTGCTATTGCTATTCCGCTTATTGCAAAAATTAATACTAAGCTTAATATTAATACTTTTTTCATTTGTTTTCCTCCTAAAAAATTATAATTTTAAGGTAATCTGTAGGAGGATATAATATCATATATGTTTATTATTGTCTATATATGAGTGTATTAATTAAGGCTTGTTTTGCATCTTCTGCTGTGCATAGCAATTCCTCGTTATTTTCGAGGAAATTATATGCATTTTCTATAACTCCATACATTGCTGTATCAAACATTGAATCGACTTCATCTTTAAATTTTCTTTCTTCTTTCCAGTGATAATTTTCCCAAAAAATTTCTATCTCAAATACTCTATAATTGCATTTAATAAAATCAATGACTATAGTTTTCTTAATCCATGCATCATTTCCAAACAAATAATTTAAGGTATCAGCTATATGTGAAAACGTGTGTATTAATCCTCTATTGTATTTGACTGTTATGCCGACTAATTTTCCAAATTTTTTTTCATCTATGTTTTTCTTTAAATCTTTATATTCTTGAATAAATCTGCGAGTATAATTTACCAACAAAGGTATTTTTGCTTTCTTGTACAGCTTTATTATTTCTTTTATTTGTTCTGTAGTTTCACATAAGGGCTTTTCACAAATCACTAATTTAGCTTTTATATCATATTTTATTATATCCTTTAAATTCTGATAATGCATATCATCTGATGTTGCTATTATTATTATATCCATTTTCTTATTACTAAAAGCCTTTAGACTTTCGCTTATTTGCCATTCATCAGACAATATATTATCTTTTAGCGATATGTCTATTGCTTTTATCGCTTTTGTGATATCCTTATCTACAAATCCTATTATTTCAAAGCCCTTATGTTCTTTTAAAGCTTTATAAAAAGATATTATTTTATTTTCATTCCCACTTCCATTTTTATCGGCTAGTATAGATTGATTTCCTGCACCTACAATCAATACTTTTTTCATTATTTTTTTGCCTCTTCCCTTTCAATTTCCCTCATCAATTCTTTGTCTTCTGATCTGTGTATCTTTAAATAATCTATGTATCCAGGTTTAATTTTAAATATTTCTTTGATTGTCTTTCCTTTCATTTTTCCAAAATTTAGTTTATATGGTTTTTTGATTTTATCTTTATTCTTTTCTTTCCATACTCTTAGCTCATCAAAGTAATCTTTCCTAGATATTTCTTGAACTTTTGTGTAAAAATGCGGGTATGTTCTTAGTGCATTGACAACATCATATGGAGCTAATTCAACTCTGTATTCAAAAGAATAATCTATAAGAGTTCTTATTAATTCTAAATCTTCTTCTGTATCTAAAGTAACTGAATATTCGTCACCTCGTTCGTGTTGTTCAGCATCAACGTTATTAACTTTGTAATTTTCACTACCTTTTGGATTTAAGTACATCCAAGTTGCAACGTGTTCTCTGTCTACTTCATTATCTACTTCCATATCAACCTTTTTAAGCGTTTCCATATTATATATTCTTACGTCATATCCTTGTGGGTAGCTTCTTGGATATACATTAGTTGTTATAGTATTGCTGGAATCTTCTAATTTTAAATGCGATTCTATACATTTATCAAGTACATTCCAATGTTGAAGAGGACAATCAGCTGTCAATTCGACGATTATATCTGCTTTATATTCTTTTGCACAATCTAAAACCCTTTGTAATACATCGTTTTCTTCGCCTTTAAATGTTTCTATCCCTGCTTTTTTGCAGATTTTTAGTATGCTGTCATTTTCTTCTTTGTCTGGCACTGCAACAACAACTTCATTGATAAATTTAGATATTTTAATTCGATCTACCATGTACTGTATAGCATATTTACCGCCTAAATCTACTATTCCTTTGTCTGGAAGTCTGCTACTTCCATTTCTACATTGTATTATTGCTACTATATTTTTACCCATTACAATATCCTCTCCTTATTTTCTTGTATGAATTCATCATATATTTTCTTGTATTCTTCTTTTTGCTTTATCCATGGATTATCCATCCATTCATTGTATTTGAAATGACTTTCTTCTCCATATTCTGCCCATTCTTTTATTGTTTTTGGTCTTTTCCAGCCTTCTGCTTCTGCTTCAATTGCCATCTGTGTATTTGGAAGTGGCATAAAAAATGTTGTAGATAATTTTAAGTTTTTATTGATTTTTAACATTTTTTTGTAATATGATATTGTTTCTTTTAAATCTTGTATGGTTTCACCAGGCACACCAAATATAGCACCAGAAGCGACATCTATATTATAATTACTTAATTTCTTTATGCAATTTTGGTATACTTTTAAATTATCTTTCATTTTATTCATTCTTTTTGCTATTTTGTCGCTTCCAGTTTCTAGACCTATTGTTAATTGTTTTAATCCTTTTTTCATTATTTGATTTAAATCTTTTTTATGCATTCTTAATATCTCATCAGCTCTAGCATCTGCTATCCATTCTAAATTATGTTTATTTAAAATATCAGCTATATCATTCGCCCTATGTCCCCTTGTAAACATTGTAGCATCAAATATCACACATTCCTTAAAATCATACTTTTTCATCAAATTATTTATATCAGCCTCAACAATATTTATCGGTATTTCTTTCCATTTTCTTTTTTTTATATTTGCGCAAAAAGTGCAATTGCCTGGACAACCGTATGATGTTATATACATAAATCGTTTTTTTGGTGAAATATATTTATTTAATTGCACCAAATCCCAATTTATTTCTACATGATTCCACGCTTCCCCTTCATAATATCCAGTTATTTTTTTTATATGTTTCGGGAAAACTCCGCCATCATTCAAAAATGATTCTACAAAAGGCCCTCCCCATGTGATTTTTGCTTTTTTATTTTTGTCTAAAATATAATCAGTTAAATCATTGGCTCTTGTGACTTGGTAGCCTGCGTATACAGAAAAATAAAACTCTTGTTCACCTGAATTATACATATTTATTTCCCTGTATACGTCTTCAACTACCCTTTCATCTATTATATCAAAAAAATTGTCCGTTGTTTTTTCAATGAGAGAACCCACTTTCAATAACGAAAATGGGTAATAGTGATAATCTTTATTTGGTTCAAGTTGCGGATATACCCCAACTATTATTTTGCTCATAATTTCTTAACCTCTTTTCAAACACATCATTCATATATTTTTTGTTTAAAAACACTTCTCCCCTAATATGTGGTGATATGAATCCACCAAATGACCTCTTAAACTTCGATATATTGAGGTCTTTTTCGCTTGGATTATGATATAAGTTATTATAAGATTGTTCCCCTAATATGTAGTATTTTATGCCTCTAAGCTTTAATTCGTGAATTGTGTGATGCTGGAATAAATACCCTATATTACTTTTATGTTTTTGACAAGACATGCCATAATATGCCTGATTTTCGTATATATATACTAAATTATAAGCTTTTTCGCTCATAAATAGTATTGCATTTCCTCTTATAATGAAATATGATATTATATCAAATAATTTAGGAGGTCTGACAATTTTACCTGCTACATCAAAATAACATTCCTTGAATTTTTGAACACAATATCTTATCTTTTTTTCATCAATTGTTGAATCAATTAAGCAATAAGTATTTTCCTTTTGAGCTTTATTAATACAATATTTTGTGCCTTTTTTCAGCTTAGAAAACTTGAATTCATCAATATTGATAACTTGGTTATATGTTACAATAGGCAAAAATCCATAATGTTTCACCAAGTTATGATTATTTATGTTTAGCTTCTTAATCTTTTGCTGAATATATAAGTTCTTGAGGTATATCTTTAGTTTTATTTCAAATTCCTTATCAAATTTTTCTATGTTTGTATATATATTAATTTCTTGTCCTGGAACACACTCAATACTTACATCTCCAAATTGAGAATATATATTTGTGTTGCTAAATTTGCTGTTTTTTATGTATTCTTGCCAGTATCTTGTATTAAATAATTTAAAATCCATTTCAGCTCCTTTTTAAAAAATTAAACTCCCTATTTAGGGAGCCTAATTTAAATCGTATAAAAAAAATTTCTTTAGCTATATATATTCTAACATTTTTTTGACTGAAATAATAGAGAAAAAGCATAAAATTTTATGCTTTTTCTCTGCCAAACACTAAAAATAAATAAAAAATCTCTCCAAAAGGAACTTGTTATTATTACAATTCTAATTATATTACATCATTATTCGAATTACAATACATTTTTATATATTTTTATATATTTTTATTTATTACTATTGACTTTTATATTATACTGTAGTATAATATAGTTAGAGGTTAACGAAAAACAAATTTCAAAGGAGCGATATTATGTCAAGCACTAACAATGAAATTAAGAATTTAGATCAAAGGGATATCGATAGGCTAATAAAAGAGATAAGAAGTAATACACTTAGAAAAGAATTTGTAAAGAAAATATTTGAAGCAATAAAGGGGGAAAAATAGATGGAATTAGAATATGTATGTTTTGATTGTCTGCACGAATGGGAAACATCTGAACAATACCCAGTTTGTCCAGAATGTGGGCAAAACGAAGAAATTGGGATATTAACAACTGAAATAATGATGGATTAATAAAATAGAGGGGAATCCCCTCTATTTTATTATTATCACATCTTTATACTTTTCTAAAATTTTCTGATCTATTAAAAAAACCCTGTGTGTATCTGTTTTCATTTTTTTTGCTACTTCCTTATTATATCCACTTTCCCCTTGTTGTAAATTTAAATATTTGAAATTACATACTAATTTTTCCTCTGGAGTTAGATATTCATTCAGAAAATTTTCAATATTATATTTTAAATTGATTAATTTTAATACTTCTTCTTGTATTTCCGTTATTTTCTCTAAATATTTCAAAATAACTTCTTCTGTAGGATTGCTTGTCTGATTTGTAGGAGCTGTATATATATCTTTTAATTTTGCTTGAGTTCTTTCATAACCTCCTAAATTAAGCAGCTCCATTGTTTCTTTAAGTGTATCTTTATGTCTTTTAATTTCTTGTTTTAAAAATGGATATCTTTTCAGCATTTTCCTAATACTTGCCTTTTCTTTTTTATTCATGCTTACCTCCTTGTTTTATACAAATATGTATTCATCGGTTGTTTCCTAAAGCTATATTTTTTGTTTTTGTGGTCTGGAAACATTTCCTCAAAATCACAATTTAAAAATTCAGCTATTTTTTTGGCATGTTCAAATTTTATTGATGTAGAAGTTATTGACAATATTTGATATATCGTTCCATATGGTATGTCTACAGCCTTGGCAAGTTGTGACTTAGTTATTTGGTTTAATTCTAAATAATAATTTATTTTATTATTCTTTAAACTTATTCGCATTTTTATTCCCCCGATTCTATATTTATATTATTTAAAAAGTAAGCTCCTAAGCTGATTGCATCAGCTATATTATCATCTGTTATTTTTATATTATAATCTTTTTCTATTCTATTTATTGTCGCTTCTTTTTTCTCTCTCCCCTTATGCTGACTTGGAGCTATCACATGATACAACATCTTCATTTCTTCTAACTTAAATGTTATTGCATGTCTTAGTCCAGCAAGTTTTCTTGATGTTGCTCCATTTCTTATAGCCAGACTTTCCTCTAGACATACAATTTCTATATCTTCAAGTTTAATAATCTGTTCTATTTCTTTTACAATTGTATATATTCTAGTTTCTAAAATGTTTTTAGGAAATGTTTTTATTGTGTAATAATCCAATAATTTTTTATTTTGAAATATAGCTATCCCTGTACATGACAGGGATTGATCAATGGCTAAAAGTTTCATTTACTATCACCAGCTTTTTTTTGCAATAACAATATAAGCTCATCATATTGCTTTGAATTTAAATCTTCTTTCTTTTTTATAGAGAACTTTTTCTCTATAAATTTCAATATATCTTCTTCTTTAGCATTTACTGATTGACTTATAGCAAACAGCCTTTTTAATTGTGCTTCTGTTACTTTTTTTGTTTTATTTTTTGATTGTTTTTCTGAATAATTATCACTATCACTATCTTTTGTATCGTCGATTAACAGTAGACCATTTAGGGCATATTTTCTTGCATAACTTGAAGCTGCTCCAGTGACTTGTGAGTCGTCCATTCCTTTTTTTGTTAATGGTTCTCTGGCATATGCTGTTGTCTCTTCAATAATCTCTCCATTTTCACTATCTTTTATCTTAGCTGTAGCAACAATATAATATCTTTCTCCGATAACTTCCATCTTATCTGAGACAATTATAGTTGCCTTAACTTCTTGCAATAATGGCTTAACTGCTTTTAGTATGTCTTCGCAGTTTCTATATTTGTATTTTCCAAAGTTATTAAATTGTGTTTTAGGAGCGTTTAATTTTCCTTGCACGAACAAAAGTTTTTGATATCCACTCATTTGTAGACCCCCTATATAAATTTATTTAGTTACTCCCCCAATATTAATAAAACAATTTCCCAAAATCTTCTCTGTCTTCTTCCTCATAAAAGCTTCTCAGAATATCTTTAAATGAATATTCCTCTCCCCTTGAGCTTTTATATTCTGTTTCTTCTTGTAGAAACTTTTCCCAACATTCATCGCAAATCACTTTTCCTGCGATGAAATCATTTTTCAATGTTGTTTTGCCACATTCATGGCAAGGATAAAACAAACCTGCATATTCAGCAAATACCTCTTTCATTTTTTTAAGTGAAATTGTTTTATCTGTAAAAAGTTTTACCGCTTCCAGTAGTGCTTTATCCACTACTTTTTTGTATTCATCAAATGTAAATTTTTCTTGACGTGAAACGACCAATGTGTTAGAATCTCCTTGTCGGAACATACGTGTTCCCTCCCTTCTATAGCTATAGGAATCTTGTGTATAGAGGCTTTAATTAGCCTCTTTTAAATTGTAATTAGCTGATTAATTGTTTCCTTGTTAGATGTGTAAAATAAGAACCCTACTAATGCAATTCCTACAATTGAAATTGCTATAATTGTTTTTTTAGTAGCAGGCTTTGAATCATTGTATTTTTGTAATAAAAATTTTCCTATTAATGCTAATCCTAAACTTTTTAAAACAAGCTCTATGACGTTATTATACCACATTTCTTTTAATAAATCCATGTAAAACCACTCCTTTTATGATTTTTTAGATTTAAAAAATTTGTTTTTCCTCATCTCTTAACTATATTATACTACAGTATAATATAAAAGTCAACTAATTTTTTGATGTCTTTTTTTCATTTTTTTAAAATGTTTTTTTAATAAAATTATAATTTCTTTTTTTCCAAAATTATTAATTAATAATGTGTATAGCGCTTGAATATTGTCAATTATTTCACTTCCCCATTTTGCTTTATTTTCTATTGTTTTGTTATATTTCCAATTAGACGCTGCTTCTCGTTGTTCCTCGTGTTCCTCTCTTATTTTGTCTTGCTGCTTTTCATTGTTTAAAAAAGGACATTTATTATATAATTTCATTTTCCTACCTCCACAAAAGTATTATCGACTAAATCATTCTTTTTGATTAATATTTTTTCTAATCTGTCTTTTAATTTAATACTTACAATAAATTTATCTTCAAATGTATGAGTTATTTTCCCTTGAAATTTATGGTTTTTTCTATTTATTTTGTAATAAAATTCTATCCATTGCCCTTTTTGTATTGAATTTAAATAAATATCAGCTATCCCATTTTTATTAATACAATCTTTTTTATTTTGTGTAAGCATTTTTTATCCCCTTTTTTTATAAATATTTTTTTATAACTTTGTACGTATTTTCATAATACTCGAATTTTTTATTTAAAACTTTATAATTTGCAAATATCTCACAAAAATTTTCTTCGTGATCTATGCATAACCTCAAATCAGCATTTTGAAAATCTTGTATAACTTTTACTTTATCAAAAAATTCCATTTTGTTGTATATTCCATGAGCTAATTCGTGCATTAATACTTTATGAATTAGTTGTTTTGTTGTTGTTTCCTCCTGATTTAGGTATCCAACATGAAAATACCAATCTGAATTGTAAATTTTGATTGTGTCTATGCTGGGCCAATATTGACCAAACGCTGCACCAGGCTCATCAATCAATTCAAATTTATTAAAATAAATATTCTTATATTGATACAGATCTGTATAATAGTATTTTAAAGCCGTATTATGATATTCTATTTCTTGATCGATTGTATAAGCTTTTGTAATTTTTTGTGATATTAATATAATAATTATTATTACTAAAATTGCTATTATAAAT